TCAGAGAGCCGCCGAGGCGTGCCTGGAGCTGGAAGGCGGGTCAGCAGACGCCGAGCAGGTGCGGTCCGATTTCATAGCGGCGCTCGAGACGGCCGGAGTGTTCGTCCGGGACCCATGACCATCCGCCAGACGGGCCGCCACCTGCTCCAGGTCCACACCTGCCGCGGCCGCATAGCCGCAGAACGCCAGCACCGCGGCCTCCTCTCGGAACCACGCGGGCCAGTAATCCCCGGATGCCACGCCGGCAAGGGTGGGTGATTCCGGCAGCGCAAGCACCGCGGCAAGGATCGCGTGCGCGAGGTCATGATCCCGGTTCAGCCGATCGAGCGGAATGCCGTATTGCTCGGCCGTGTCGGCCTGCCCGTCCTGGACCATCCAGTTGGCGCGGATCTCGCGACCGTCGCTGAGCACGGTCACAGTCTGCCCGTCGCCATGGTGGATGGTCGCCGCGCCGAGGTGATAGGTGGTCACGACGCCCCCAACTTGCGCGCTACATCGCTGACGGCTTCCTGCATCTTGGCCTCGGCGAGGTTAATCAGCACGGTCTTGCCGGCGCCCAGGGCGTTGATGGCATCGGGCACGCTCAGCCGGGCGTGATCCAGCGCCGCCGTCACGACAGATGGTCCGTCCATCCCCTTGGCCAGCGCCAGCCGAACGCCGGTCATGATGGCTGAATGGAGTGCGTCTCGATGTCGCGCCTCGATGTCGATGCCGAACTTCGCCTTGGCCTTGGCTGCGGCCCAGGTCAGCACGGCGGCGAGGATCAGGGCGACGATTTCCAGCAGCTGGGGGACGACTGCGTCGATGATGATGTCGAACTGCCCAGCAGAGGCCGGTAGCGGCATGACCATCAGGGTAATAAGGAGAGCAGACAGGATGCGGGCGCCCGGATCGCGAAACGCCCACCAGACAAGAATAGCAATGGTCAGGGCCGAGAGGATCAGCGAGAGAAAAATCAGCATATTTTCATCCTTCCATGAGTTTGGGCCAGCTCGCGGGCCCGATGATGCCGTCGGCGACCAGGCCGACCGTGCGCTGCCATGCCGCCGCGGCGGCCTTGGTGCGGGTGCCGTAGATGCCGTCGGCCGGGCCCGGGTCGAAGCCGATTGCCGCCAGCCGCTCCTGCGCCGTGCGCACCGGGGCGCCGCGCGAGCCGAGGCCGATCTTGGGATAGGTCGGGGCCAGCACGTCCGGGATCGCCTGCCAGCGCTTGAAGGCCGCGGCGAGCTTGGTGTGATAGCTATGGGTCGCGTAGCCGGCGCCGTTGTAGCCCCGGGCGAATCCGGACCAGTCGTGGCGGCGCAGGTCGTCGTCAAGGTTCTCGGCCTCGATGAACCGGATCATGGCCTCGAGCTGCGCGGGCTCGCTGTCACAGAAGATCGCCACCATGTCGCCGGCCGAGGCGAAGCCCGCCGCCTTGTGGTTGCTGCCCATGATCTGGCCGAGGCCCCAGGACGCGCTACGCAGCGCCGCGTTGGCGTCGATCTGCATGGCCAGCGCCAGCCGGGGGTAGCTGTCCGAGGGATAGGGCTTGGTGCCCCATTTGCGATAGGCGAGGCCCTGTTCCTCGGCGCGGGTCCGCTTCGGCCCCTCGCCCAGCTCGACCCAGAACCGGTGCGGCTCGAAAAGCATTTTGGGGCGGCCCTGCTTGTCGAAGCCGCCGCCTTCCGTCTCGACCTCGATCACGGCGCGAACCTCGTCCTCGCCAACGCCGATGATGCGCCCGACCCGGGCCACGTCGATATCGGTCAGGGGCAGCGCGGCCCCCTTGAACCCTGCGGGATACATCTCACACCTCGAAATCATGGATGCCGGCCAGCAGGATGCTGTCCTGCCCGGCGGTCAGCAGCGTGCCCGCTGCCGTGTCGTCGGCGCGGTATTCCCGGCCGCCCAGGTCCAGCACGTCGGTGCCCACGTCGAAGGCCAGCACCGTGTCGTGCCCATGGCCCGCGCGGAAGATCAGCGTGTCGGCATCGCCGTCGCCGGGGGCGCTCATGCTGAAGAAGTCGCCGTTGGCCGAGATCAGATCGTTGCCCGCTCCGCCGGTGATGGTGTCGCGGCCCTCGCCACCCTCGAGGGTGTCGTTGCCGCGCCCGCCGATCAGGACATCGTCGCCCCAGCGCGCCCCGGCGTGGAAGCCGGCACCCTCAGGCCCGACCCATGCGCCCGATCCGTCGATGATGTCGCGGCCCTGATGGGTCCAGACGGTTTCGAAGCTCCAGAACGTCGCCGTCTCGGTCACGCCGGTGTGGTCGATGGTGGCGAAACCATTGCGCGCCGCGGTCATGGTCACGCTGACGCCCGCGCCGTCCCAGTCGTGCGCCCAGAGGTTCACCACGTCCGAGCCGTCGCCGCCGAACAGATGGTCATTGCCATAGGCCAGACCGGCCGCGCCCGCGTTGCCTTCGGCTGTCCCCTGGCCCCAGCGGATGTTGTCGTTGCCGGCACCGCCATAGATCGTGTCGTTGCCGCGCGAGCCGTTGATGAAGTCCTCGCCCGCGCCGGCCCAGACGCGGTCGTTGCCTTCGCCGGGATCGATGAAATCGCCCGCGCGCGAGCCGTTGATCTGGTCGTCGCCGGCGCCGGCCCAGATCGAGAGGCCGTAGCGGTCGATCGCCGCAGCCCCGCCGCGCACGATGTCAGCGCCCGCGCCTAGGTGGATGCGCTCGATCCCCGTGAAGGTCAGCGTGTCGCTGCCCCGCGTGAGGGTGCCGTCCTCGGTCGAGGTCAGCCGCAGGATCACCGGGATGTCACCGTCGACATGCAGCCGGTCGCCGCCGGTCTTGGTGCCATAGACGTTGGTGTCATAGGCCTCCCCGGTGTCGCCGCCGACGATGGTCGCGCTGCCTCCGAGCCAGTAGAAATCATCCGCGCCGCCCAGGCCGTCGTGCAGGCCGGGGGTCACGGTGATGCGGTCATTGCCGATGCTGGGCATGGTGTCCTCATGAAAAAGCCCGCCGGTGAAGGCGGGCGAATGCGGGGTTGATGCGGGGGAACGGGGCGGGCAAAAGGTGCCCATGAAAGCGACGCGCGACGAACAGACATTCACCCTCTCGGGCGTGCAGTGGTCAGGGACCTATCCCCTCGATGAACTGCCAAAATGGCTGGCGTTTTATCAGCGGATGCGCGACGCCCACCTGAGTGGCGCGCCCTACTATGATGCGGCGGTCCGGGCGCTCGAGGGGATTATGGAAGGGCCTTAGCCGCGCCTACCACCAGGGCAGGAGCCGGATCTTCGTCGGGTGCAGCCAGGCTTTCCACCATGGCCAGCGCTTCCGCTCCCCCTCCGGGATCAGCTTCTCCCGGCATTTCAGGGCGCAGAAGAAGGCCAGCATCTTCATCGAACTGAAGACGATGTTGATCAGCCGGCCGCGGGTCGCCTCGGACCACGCTTCAGCGAACTCGGGGAACCAGAGCCGCATGAGCGGCAGGGAAACGTCCCAGTAAAGGCCTCGGGCGATGATGGCGCCGGCGAGGATCGCGAACCCCATGGCGAACCACCACGTGGCCGACTCCATATCCCGAAAGGACGCTCGGAAGGCCCAGATCACGGCGAGATAGCCCACGGTGTTGATGATGGCCAAGCTGCCGATGATCAGCGACATGATGTGACGTCCTTCTTCAATGCCTCAACCAATTCCTCGAGCGCGTTCACCTTGCGATCCAGCCGGCCGATGATCTTCATCTGCGACGGGTGGTGGCGCGCGAAAAGCTCTTCGGCCGCTGCAGCACGCTTCCCTTTGCCGCGCAGCTGTCGGATCAGACGGCAGATCATGAGTGCCTCCCAAGCCGGTCCAGCGCCTCGCGCATGACCGTGGCATTCTGGTTGATGGCGCTGGTATTCTGGCTGATGGCGCTGTTCGTGACCGTGAGCAGGTCACGGTTCTCCTTGCCCAGCGACAGCATCATGTCATGCATCTTGTCCTGGAGTTCGTTGTTCCGGCGGTACTGGATCCAGTTGGCGGCACCCGAGACGGCGATCACCACCGCCGCAAGGCCGCCGCCCATCTCCCGGATGAGCGATAGGAGATCATCCATTCGATATCCTGTGGATGGTGTCAGCGTCTCTGCTTTGTGCGCGAGCGCACAGACGGCGCCGAGGCATGGCGCTATGCGGCGCCGCGTAACGAGTGTTGATGTTTGTTTATTCGGCCGGCCGGCCAATCCTTTGCACAATCACCTGATCCGCATTGCTGCGGGATGGGAGAGCCGGGCGGTCTGTGGTGGGTCCGCCCGGCTTTGCCATCAGGGCGGCGTGACAAGCCAGTTGCTGATCCTGACGTTGCCTGCGCCCCCGGTATTCAGAAAGCCGATCTTAGAGCGGCCAAGCAGGTTACCGGTCATCGTCACATCGATCTGATGCGTCCCGGCTGCCATCATCGGAACGATGTTTATGATCCCGGTCGCTGCCAGATCGGTATCATTGCCCACCCGGAAATAGGTATCGACATCGGTCGTAATGGTGGCCCGAATTCTCGTTCCCTCCGCAGGCGCGAAATTCCAGCTCGCAACCCGCCGGGAGTCGTTCGCGGTCGGGTTATATTCAAACCGCGTGGGGGTGCGCCGGATAACGTTCAGACCCCGCTGGACAAAGCTGGGGTCCGACAGTGGCAAAAGGCCACCGCGGGGCAGCGGCTCGGACAGCGGATCGGCATAGGGGGGCACGGCTGTGACCACGGGTCCGCCCATGCCGGCGCATTCCCAGGTCAGCAGCGTGTCCCAGGCCAGCTGGTCGATATCCTCGTCGCCGGCGCGAACGAACGGACAGCGCTGTTGCGTCAGCATCGAATACTCGAGATAGCTGATGCCGCGCGCGAACGGTGGCAGCAGATGCATCCCATCGCTGTAGACCGCGTGTCCTGCGGCCCGCAGGGCGGCGACATATTGTCCCGCCGGGATCGTCCAGACCGGCCGGCCGAGCTTCTCCATCAGCCAGCGCCGGAGGCCCTCGAAGAACACAGCCGCATTGGGATCAAGGTGCGCCGCCCCGTCCGGTGCCCAGACCTGCAGGAGCATCAGCTCCGCGCCGCGCTCGGCCGCTTCGAGACCGTACCAATAGAGGTGCTGCATGGTGTTCGCCGCGGCAGGACTGTCGAGCGCAGGATAGCCATTGGCGAAATCGGTCGTCACCTCGGAGCCGATCACCAGGTCGTAGTCGCTGTTGCGCAGATGCCCGTCCAGGTCCCAGACCTGCTGCGCCGATCCGAACGGGACAAAGTCCGACAGCGTCGCCCCGGGCCAGCCCTCATAGAGGATGCCGCCATGCTGGCCATCCGAGGTGACCCCGCCCCAGCCGGTCTGGGTAAAACTGTGCCCGGCGAAAAGCAGCGCCGCAGTGTCCGGCGTTGCCGGCGCGCGGGGATGGCCGGCCGGCGCATTGCCCGCCGCCGGCCGGGGCATCATGCCCAAGCCGATACCAATGCCGATCCGCATCAGACCCAGCCTGTGATGCCGGTCGCAGTGGTTCCGCTCTCAAGGATGCGGTCGGCGCTGAGCGGATAGGTCCCGGCCGGCAGCGGGCTGGTCTGGTTGATCTGCCCGTCGTCCCCGCGCCAGGCGAGCGTCCCGCCGGCGTTGATAGTCACCGCGCGGATCGCGCGCGGGAAGGTCGTGGTGTCGCTGGGCGTGATTTCGAACGAAGCGACCGCAGGAGCGCCGCTGCCGAGCAAGTAGGAGTTGAACATGGGTAGCTCCATGGAAAGTCCGCGCAAGGCGGCCGGTGGACGATTAGGTTGTGAGCCGGTTCAGCTTGCGGCGATCCCGCGAGTCTCGGGTTCGCTCGCCAGATTGGCGTCATGCAGCGGGCAGCCGGCGGTCAGCCACTCGGGCCAGCGCGGGTTTTGGATGGCCTCGCCATCGGCCTGCTGGCAGGTGCAGCCGGCCGCGATGGCCTCCTTGGTCCCGGGCGGCAGATCCTGGTCAGCCATTGATCGTTGCTCCTGTGATGCGGGCACGCGCGGCGGTGGCCGTCACGCCGGCGCAGATGACGCGCTCGACACCCGCAGTGATATGGGCGTCAGGCCCGACCTGCGTGACGGTTACCGGCTGGATCGGCGCCCAGTCTGACAGGTCGATCACGTCGGTCGAGCCCAGATCTGTGATCGTCCGCACCAGCCCGCAGCGCAGCAGCCGGAACGTGTCGGCATCCGCGCCGCCGGTGATGGTGTCCTGCCCCTCGCTGATGATCAGGTCGGCCCCGGCATCGCCTTTGAGGACGTTGGCGCCGGTGCCGCCATAAATCGTGTCTGCGCCACCGCCGCCGGTGATGCTGTCATTGCCGGCGCCGCCGTCCAGCAGGTCATTGTTGCTGTTGCCGATCAGCGTGTCGTGGCCGGCCCCGCCGTAAAGCTTGTTGCCGACCCATGAGCCCGCGCGCAGGATGTCGTTGCCCGGACCGCCATAGGCTACGATGCGCGACTGGCCGACGTCCCCTACAATCTCGTCGTCGCCCTCGCCCAGGTCCATGGTCAGCGTCGCCCAATAAGGCTCCATCATGCGGATGCGGTTGTCGAGCGCATTGCCCTCGATCCGCGTCTGCGACTTCACGCCCCCGAGGAAACTGAAATCCTCGATATGGGGCGGGATCTTGATGACCTTGGCTGGATCGGCGTCATAGACCGTCGAATACATCCGCTGCCAGCCTGGACTGCGCCCCTTCGGGTGCATGTCGCCCAGCGAGGCGAAGCTGGTGGCAAAGCGCGGATCAGTGATCGCCGTGCCCAGGAAGCTCTGGAAGTTCGACGGACGCGAGGTGTCGATAGCCTCCTCGACGATCAGCATGCCCCAGTCGGCCGCGGTCTGGATGCACTCCTCGCGCAACGCCGCGAAATCGGGATCGCTGGCCGCCAAGTTGTTCTTGGCCCAGGGATCTGTCGCCAGGTTGAACAGCTCGGCCGTACCGTCCTGATATACAGTCAGGCGCTTGTCGCCCTTGGCGATGCTCGCCGACCCATACCAGAAGGTCGGGATCGCGCGGGCCGCCGGGGTCAGCCCGTCGATCCAGGGCTTGAGGCTGACCCCGCGGAACCCCGCAGGCACCGGCAGGCCGCAGAGGTCCAGGATGGTGGCGCCCAGGTCCACATGGCTGACCGGGGTCGTGACCTTGCGGGGTGTCTGGCCAGGCGCCTTGACGACCATCGGGGCCAGCGCCGCCTGCTCGTAGAGCGTGAATTTGTGCCAGCGGTCGTGGTCCGATAGGTGATAGCCATGGTCGCTGTAGAATGTCACGATCGTGTCGGTGGCATGCGGACTGGCATCCAGCGCATCCAGGACCCGGCCCAACTGCTCATCCATCCACAGCGCGCCGGCGGCGTAATTGTGGATGGTCTGGCGCACGTAGAGCGACTGCTCGGCCGTCCAGGAAGCAGGATCGGTCGACGCAAAGCCCAGCCGCCCCGAGGTGATGAACTCCCGCACGAACGGCAACGTTTCGAAGCCGCCGCCCCAGCTGGCCGGCACCACGACGTCGTTGATGTCGATCTGGGCGTGCACCCGCGCGGGCGTGACCCAAGGCAGGTGCGGGTGATGGAAGCCGCAGAAGATCGCCCAGGGTCGCCCGGTCGGCCGGGCGTTGATCATGGCGATCGCCTCGTCCGCCCGGGTCTTGTCATAAAAGTCCTGGTCCGTGTCGTAGACCGTCCCGTACATCCCGCCCATGTCGGTTCCGCCGCTCGATGGGTTGTAAGGCCCCACGACGAAGGGCGGGCTGTCGTACAACTCGTCATAGACCTCCTTCGGCTCCGCGACATAGCCGTGGAAAATCTTGCCGGTGGTGCCGACCCAGAAGCCCGCCTCGCGCAGGCGATAGATCCACAGCTGGCGCGGATGGACGATCTGCTTCCAGCCGACCGTCAAGTCGAAGCTCTTGGTGTCGGCCGGCGAGAATCCGGTCATCACCGCGCAGCGCGCGGGCTCGCAGATCGGCACCGCGCAGTAGGCTCGGTCGAACTCGGTGCCGGCATTGGCCAGGCGGCGCAGGTTCGGCAGGTCAAAGCCAGGGATCAGCAGGGCCAGCAGGCGGTTGACATGCGCAAGGTCGTCGGCCGCGAAAAACAGCAGGTTCGGCATCAGCCAGCGAGCCCCCAGACGGTGGTGCGATATGTCATATAGTCGGTCATGAGCGCCGGCTGGTTGCGAATGTCGATCCCCGGCAGGACCATCACGTCATGGATCTCGCCGCTGTAGCGCTGCGCACCCGAGCCGGCGCCCACGGTCAGTGCCCAGCCAGTCTGGTTGACGTCCCCGATGCCCGTATAGGTGCCGGTCGCATAGGCCCCGCCGTTCTTTGCGATCGCGACAGCATCGGTCGCAAAGTTGAGATAGACCGACAGCGTGAAATACTCCTCCAGCGCGACTGCTACCGCAGCGAAGCGGTTGACGCTGCTGCCGGCCTTGAAGATCGCCGCGGCGGCGTTGTGAGAGGGCCGCAGCTCGATCGTGTCTGAGGCCGCCGACGAGACGTCGAGACCGAGCACGGTCGCGCCATTGGCACTGCACCGGCCGCTGACGATCATCGAGACATCCGTCACCCCGCCCGACGGGATCGTCTGCGCGAAGAACGGCGTCGCCGCGGGGTCCGTGGGAGCGAAGGGCCGGAAACCGGACGCCCCGAACGGCGTCGCGCCATTGGCGACCAGATCCAGCGCGCCGATACGCGGCCGAATGCGCGGAAAGCCGGTCGTCAGGTCGGCATAGGCCTGACCCTGCGCCAGGGTCCACCAGTGCTTGACCGCCGGATAGGCCTTGATGACGTCGGTCCATACCCGCTTGTCGGTGATGACGCGCGAAACCGCGCCAGGCAGGGTGGCAAGGGCCATGGGGTGTCTCCTTAAACGACAGGTGCGCGCCCAGCGCGCGCATAGCGATAGAGGGTGGCGCCGGGGACCATTCGACTGGCCTGTGACCAGCTGTCGGTCAGCGAGCCGCGGTTCGCGGGGTAGCCGTCGCCGCGATCGCCAGTTTCGCCCCAGGCGTAGCGGACAGACAGCGCCGGATAGCCTGTCGGCAGATCGATCTGGAGATTGGTGATATCCGCCGCCGCGTTGATGCCGGTAAACAGGAAAGCCAGATAGCTGCCGACAGCGGCAGCGGCAGTCACCGTATAGTCGACATCATAACTGCCGGCAGCCCAGCCCCCTTTGGGATTTATCTCCGTTCGCGGGGTATTCAGCGTGGGCTCATCGTCAAAGCCAGCGTAAAGATTGCTGGTCGTCTCGAGATGAAACCGGATGCGCGTACCGACTGGAAACCTCGCCGGGAAGGCTGCATATCGCCGGCCGCTCCCAGAGCCGACTTGCAAATGAAGGCTTGTGGCATCACGACCGGCAATCGTGACGATGTTCGTTTCGGGCGTGGATGAGTCAAAGCCCCAGGCTCGCTTGGGATCCCGGCTCATCGTCAGCAGGGCGTTCTTGCCATTGACCGCCACGGACTGGATGACCGCCCCGTTGATCACGCCATCAACGGCAAAGCCGTGGTTGGCAGCATCCCGAAGGACTAGATCGCTCATAGCGGTAAAGGGCACTGTGATCACCGCGCCGCTTGCAGATGCCTGCGCCCCGATGGTCGGGCCATACCAATCGTGTGCGGCAAGTCGTTCGGTGACGGCCAGCGCCTCGAGCTCGCTCACCAGCATGGCGGCCTGCGGCGTCAAGGCCGCGGTTGATCCTGCCTGCAGGGCGAACGGATAGCGCGGCGTCGCCACGACAAAGCCCAGGCTCCAGTGTGCCCAATCCAGATTGCCCTCTGCCAGAATGACCGGGCTCGTCCCGTCTGTGCGCGTGCCGGCGGATTGGCTGACCACCACCACAGGCATCGGGATCTGGCCCGCGGCATCCGCGATCTCGGCACGCATGCTGGCGGCGACCGCTGCATAGTGCAGATCGGCCGTGGCCTGCGGCGTGGCAGGCGCCCCCTCCAGCAGCGAAAGGCTGATCCTGTCCACGAACAGGGCCTTGCCCCAGTCAGTCAGCGCCGTGCGCGCGGCCGCCACGCGGGTTCGCAGCGCCTCACGCGGGGCCGATCCGGCCAGGGCATCGGCCTCGACCGTTGACCCGACCACCTGCGTCAGCGCGATCACCGTGGGCAAGCCGCGGCGGCGGGCGAACTCGTCCTCGAGGAAAGCCGCAGCCAGCGCGGTTGCGCTCTGCCCGTCCTCCGGGCGGGCAAGGGCCTCATTGACGATGTGATAGGGAAAATCGTCTGGGATCTGCCGCACCACGGCCGAGGACCCACCACCGAACGCCAGGATGCCGATGGCCGGATCGGGAGATTGCGCCAGTGTGACCCCGCCGCGCTTCTCGAACCCCCAGGTTTCGCGCCATTGCCTGGACAGATAGCGGATGACTTCGCCGTGCTCGTCCTCGGTCAGGATGCTGTTCCAGGCGTCGCCCTGATTGTCGGGATCAACGAAGGACACCGCGCTGCCGCCGGTCCCGCTGGCCTGCGGGTAGATCGAACCGTCACGGGTATCGACCCCCAAGAGGACTACGCCCGTCGCGTCCAGGATGATGGGCGCGACGTAATCGCCCGGCGCCCTGGGCAGGGCGAGACCGAACTCGCCGATGATGTCGGAGGCCAGAAACGTCCCACGGGTGATCCCGGCCCGGGTGACCAGCAGCACGGCGTCATTGCCAACGGCCACCAGCACTGCATCGTCGCCCGGCGGCACCGGCGTGCCCGCCCCTGCGATGACCTGCAAGGCCTGCTGGCGCGCCTGCTCCTCGGTCAGGCCCGGGGTGATCACCGGAAAGTCGGTAATGTCGGCGACCCGGAACGTGCCGCGCGTCTCGCCATTGGCCCGGGTCAGCAGCGCCGGCCCGTTGGCGCCCTGCACCAGCACCACGTCATCGCCTGGCGCAACGCGGTTCTGCAAAGCGTCGATGTTGCCGGCCAGCCCGCTGACGCCAGTGGCCGATGCCGCCGCCTGCGCCGCAGCCGTCTCGGCCGCCGTGCGCAGGGCGGTCAGTGTGGTCTGGACAGACGCAACAGCTTGCTGGGCAGCTGTGTTCGCAGACGCGTTTATGGTTGCCGTCAACCCGGCCAGCGCAGCCTCTGCATCCTCGATCTGCTGGACCAGTTCGTCCGAGACCTTGACAGTTGCCGCTGCGGCGGCAGCGCGTTCCGCCGTTTTCGTGATGCTTACCAGCAGCGAGATCAGCGCAGCGGGCAGGCCTGCCGCGCGCAGCTTCTTTTCGTCTAAAGCCATGATTATTCCTTGATCGATCCGCTGATATCGGTCGTGTAGCCGCCCGATTTCGAAAAACGGTGCATGGCCTCCTCGATCAGCAGGGGCACCCCGTCCAAACCTGTGCGGACCCCAGAAAACTGGCACGGTGCCCCGGCCCGTATGCTTGGGTCACCCAGCAAAGAGGCGCTGAACTCCAGCTTCTTGCGCCCCAGCGATCCTGCTTTTGCTTTAGCTGCGGCCTTCGCTTCATCCCTGTTAGAAAACGGCTGGCCAATCTCGAACTCGGCGTCAGAGTCCTCATCGCCCTGAACTGTGACGCTCCGCTTGCGGCCAGTCGCCCGATCCATCCAGCTTGCCTTGACCGTGCGGTACTTGGAGCGTGTGGAAAATGTCACCCGACACGAGCCCGTCACAAGCCTGTCAGGCGTGATGACGAGACCGGTCAGGGGCTTTCCTGTCGCAGACAGCCCGCTGCCGCGCTTGGAAAAGACCAGCCTGCCCGCCTTGATCGAGAACAGCGCACCATGACGCTCTGCCAGCCGCTCGAGGAATGCGACATTGCTTTCGGCCATCTGGCCAAGCCACTCGTACCGAAATGCGCCAAGCGCAGCATCCACAGCTGGCGCCACCCCGATGTCAGACGCGATGGTAGCGATGATGTCGGACAGGCTGGCATCGTCCCAGTGCCGCCGGCGCATCTCCTTGGCGGGTCCGCTCATCTCGGCCGCCTTGCCGGTGATCGTGATGCCATAGGGCAGGCACTCGACCTCGATCTCCTCGGCCAGATAGCTGCCCATCGAGACCACGCTGCCCTCATAGCCCAGCGACACCTCGATACGCGCGCCGGGCTGCGGGATTTCAGCGGGCGGATCATCGTCCAGGCGTAGCCGGACAGAGTCCGAGGTCACACCGTCGCGGTCCACCACCTCGCATTCCGACAGGCGTCGCAAAAAGGCATCTGTGACGGACTTGCCGTTCACCGTCACCACGCATTTCGGCTTCATCAGGTCAGTCCCAAAGGCGCACGGCTGTATCGGCCAGCGCGTCGGCTTCGACCTGGGGCAGCACGATCACCACCCCGGCGGGCAAGATCGCGCCACGGGCGGCAAGGCCACGGTTCGCGTCATAGACCGCCTCGACATAGCCGCTTTCGTCGCCATAATGGCGGCGGCAGATCAGGTCGACCGTCTCGCCGGCAATGCTGGTCACGCTGGTCATAGCAGCTGCAGCACGGTGCCAACCGCGGCGCTGACCAGGCTCATGTCGCCCTCGTAGCCGCGCAGGTCGATAGAATATGCGTTCTTCATGGGCCGTCCATTCGCGTCGATATAGCCGTGGTCCTCGGACACCCGCTCGACCACGAAGGTGCCGAAGGCGTTGAAGGGCGCGCCGCCAAGGCTCACCAGCGTCAGGGGCATGCCGCGCGTCGCGGCCAGCTTGATCCCTTCCAGTGACCAATCACCCCCGAACTCGTCGAACAGGACGCCGCTGATCGTCTCGGTGCGACCCCTGCCCCCGGTCCATTGCAGCCGGTCGAAGCCGCCGGCAACGGGGGTCGATACCCAGCCTGTGTCCAGATCCCGGCGGCGGCCGTCGAACGAAAAGCCCCGCGCCTGGAACTGGAAAAAGCCCAGGGACATGATGACGGGACCGGCCATCAGTAGGGGTCCGTGAAGGCGCCGCGCAGCTCGGCCTGCACCGTGCGGCCGATCTCGCGGGAAATGTCGCGGGCGCTGGCATTGGCCCCGCCCTGCACGACGATGTTGCCGAAGGTCACGCTGATGGGACGGCTTACGGGCTGGCGCGCGGGCTGGTCCGGCAACGCTTGCGGTCGGGTCACGCTGGAGGGTCGGGGGACCGGGGTTTTCGCGACCTGCGTGATCGTCTGCGCTGGCGCAAGACGCGCACGCCGAGCCATATCGGCGCTATGCGCGGCAGCAGCGCTTGCGCCAGCGGCTTGGCTGGCCAGCCTCGAGAGGTTCTTTACCTTGTTCGCGTGAGCGACCCAGCCTGAGCGCGAGGGATAGACCATTTCCGCCCCGCGCTCGCCGACCAGCGTGGGCACGCCGGCGCTCATGCGCCCGCCCACGGCGAGGCCGGGGGCATCCATGATCCCTTGCGCCATGCTGGTCGCGGCTGACGCATTCGGCGACAGCACGGCCCCGCTCATTGCGCCACTGATCTGGTCAGGGATCGAGGAGAGCCAGCCTTTGAACTCGTCCCATTTGGCCTTCATGCCATCCCACAGATTCTGGATCATCTCGCCCCCGATGGTCAGCAACTTGCCTGGCAGTGCGGTGAAATAGGCGATGATGTCGGCAGTGACCTGGGCCGCGCGGCTGCGCAGTTCGGCCTGCTCACCATCGGTCAGGATTTCGCGGGTGAACATCCCGCCCGCCAAGCGTTTGACGTAATCGACCAAGCCTTTGACCTTGTTCCAGACAAAGCCGAACGCGTTGCCCAAGGCGTTCAGAACGGGAGCGGCCGGCTCCATCCAGGCGCGAAGGCCCTCGATTGCGGGGCGCAAGGCGGTGCCGATGGCATCGGCCACGCCAAGCACAATCGAGCTGATCCGGTCCCAGTATTTCCAAGCCAGGCCCACCGCCGCGACGGCGGCGGCAATGGCAGCCCAGGCAGGCGCGCTGATCGCGCCGACCGCGCCGGCAACCGCGCCGATTGCTGTCCCCACCGCCCGAAGGCCAGTGACGGCGGCAAGCCCGCGCAGCGCAGCGCCCAGTCGGGTGAAAAAGCCGATCTTCGCCCCATCCATCGCTGCAAGCGCAGCCTGCAGGCGGATGCTCTCACGGACGGCGCCACCCATGGCGATGCCCGCACGCCCGACGGTATTCATGCCCAGCGCCAACATGGACAGCGCGCCGCTCTTGCCGGTCAGCCCTGCGAAACGCAGCGCCAGAAGCGCGACGCGCATGCCGATCAAGGCGCCGGTCACACTGATGATCTTGGCGACCAGTAGGCCATTCTTTTCTGTCCAATCCCCGACGGCCAGCAGGATGGGCGACAAACGCTCCAGAATCTCCTTCAATCCGGGCAACAGCGACTGGCCGATTGAGATACCGACGTCCCGCAATTGGTTCTTGAACCGCTGCAAGGCGTAACGGCCGGTTTTGGATCGAACGGCGAACTCCTTTTGAACGCTGCCAAGATAGTTCATTTCGTCCGCAACGGCGCCGGTGGTCTTGCGTACCTCGTCCAGCTGCCCCAGCAGCGGCATCAGCGCGCGCGCCTCGTCGCCGAATAAGTCGGACATGGTGGAGATGCGCTCGTGCTGCGGCAGCTTGTTGATCCTGCCAAGCACGTCCAAGAACTGGCCCAGCGCATCCGTGGGCATAGCTTTAGCCACATCATCGGCGTGCAGCCCCAGCTTGCGGAAGGCCGCATCCTGGCGCTTGGTGGCGCTCGGGCCCCGAGTCAGGGCCTTCTGCGCATTGCGCAGCGAGGTCGCCGCCACGTCTGACTGGGCGCCCATCGAAATCATGCTGGAGCCCAGGGCAAGCACCTGCTCGTTCGTGAAGCCTGCGATCTTGCCGTCAGCCGCAACGCGCCTCGAAAACTCGATCAGGTCACCTGCCTTCGATGACGAGGTATCGTCCAGATAGTTGATGGCATCGGCATAGCGAGCGGTTTCCTCGATCGTCATGCCCAAGGCGGCCTTGATCTTGGCCAGAGACTCGCCAGCGTATTCGCCCGATACACCCCAGGCCACCGCCGATTTGGCGACTTGCCGAGTAAAAGCTTCAAGATCGTTGTCTGCGATACCAGAGGCCGCGGCTGCCGAAGCGAGTTCGGCCAGCTCCTCGACAGCCATGGGGATCTCGGATCGCGCGAGATTGCGGAGCGAACCCTCGAACGCCTTCAATTCTTCGGCGTTCATGCTCGAGACTTTCCCGATATCGGCCATTTTGTCTTCAAGGTCCATCGCAGCGCCGATGGGCTGCGCAACCGCCAGAGCGAACCCGGCCATCTGGGCTGACGCCACCGCCAGCTTCGAGCCAATTCGGCTCGCCTGCTCATTGGCCGCTTTGACGCGTGCATTCAGCCGATCCATTTGCGTTTGCACGTTGCGCGCGGGCGCAGTGACCCGATCGACCAGCGACAGGATCAGCTTGGACTCAAGTACTCGCGCCATGCGGCACCTCATGAAAAAGGCCGCCCCAAGGGACGGCCAGTGGTTCGTGATTTCAGCGTTTCAGGCAACCAGCGCGCGCGCCTCAGCCCAGACAATGCCGTCGTAGTCGAGGCAGCTTTGCTCGCCAAAGCCGTGACCGACCACCATCTTGATCGCCATGTCCTTGGCGGTCTGGCTTGGCAAGGCCATCATCTTTTCTTCGATGGCGACCATCTTCGCGTATTCCGCCTCATCGTCTTCGTGACCCTGCTGCGCGACCCGGCGCCACAGATCCCGCTGCCGGCTCCAATCCCGGAACGCCGCTGCAACTGGCGTCTCCTCAGGCTGGCCCAGCGCCGCGGAATGGACAGCGCCGGCAACCAACACGGCCGGTGCCATCGTCAGAATGGCGCGGCGCTTCATGCCTCACCCCCGATCTGGCGCAGGTCACGGGCAGCGACCTCAAGCCCGACGATGGGCAGGGTGACACCCTGACCGGACAGCACGCGCATGTGATCCTCAATCAGGCGGATGGCGCGATAGATGCGTTCTTGGTTCTTTAGGGACGTACAGGTATAATTGGCCAAAGCCATGGCAGTTCTCCAGGAAGAGCTGTTAGGTTTAGGCCTCCGGTCGCATTCCAGTGCGCCGGGGGCCGTTCTTTTAGCGTGCCGCTGAGATGGCAGCTTTCAGACGACGCTTGGCGTTGTAGACCTTGCGCTTAGCCGCCTTGTATGCCGCGTACTCACCCGCCGTCGCCCGCAGCATCGCATCCCATTCTGGACTGTCGCGCGTGACGCGCTCTGCACCGATTTGCTGCTTGAAACCGCCGTAAGCCGATTGCAAATCCGCCTTTTCCAACGCGGCCGCGCGCTCAAGCTCGTCAACCTCGACAGCGATCTCAGCGACTTTCAGCATGTCGAAAACGTCTTCCGAAAGTTGCCGGCACTCAAGGCACTCAGTCATACCGGCCTTCCTTCCAAGAACGGCCGCAGATGGTCGATAATCGTTGCGGTCCAGCGAAGTTGCCGGATAGGGGTCCCGCCTTGCTGTTTGGTTGTATCCGTCATGACGCCGCCGGCGGCGATGCCCTTGTCTGTCGGCTGGTAATAGACATTACCCTTGGCATCACGGTGTTGGGTTTGAAAACCTTCTGCAGTCAGCAGCAAATTGATGACATGCGCCTTGCGACCGCCCAGACGCATGCCGATATCGCTCGGGTTCAAGTGAGGGGCCTGGTGCGGAGCCTCAATCTGCTGAACGCCCATCGAACCCATCATGTCGACACCGGTCAGTTTCTTCACACCTTGGTTGGCCGAAAGGATGCGCTGGTTCGGGTCCAGTTTCATTTCCTTGCCCAACGCAAGAAACATCTTCATCAACTGTCGCGCTTCTCGGGTCGCGGCTGGCGACGAGACAGCCGGCGTGCTCGTCAGCGGACGAAGTTCACCCTTCCGATAGGCGATGAATGTCCGGTTGACCTCCAACTGAAAGCTGGGGCTGATCCATCCCGCATAGCTGACGGCCAGTTCCTCAGCGGCGAAGGTGCCTCCGTTCCGGCCCATCGTGGAAACTATGCATTTCCGCACAGTTTCCCCAGGCCGAGAACTCCCGGTCTGACCCTCAAGCTCTGCAGTCAACTCCTTGGCCTGATCCAAGCGCAGCCATTGGGCCGGAGCCTTGGACGGGCCCGCTCCGCTGGCCTTATGCAGCGCGTTCAGGTTGAAGCGGCCCTGTGCGTCGGTCGTGATCTGAACGCCGGCGACAACCGGGGCTTGGAATTCTCGTAACGGCATACTACGATCATAGGCAGTCATCTTCGGCACCTCCAATGCCTTGGCTGATAGACACGCCGCCCGCCAAGGCGGCGTTGTTGCTTCTGGCAGCGGGGGCCTCACCGCCAAGTTTGCCCCCCGCTGCCGCTCTCAAGGTCATCACCAGATGAGTGTTCAATGAACGTCCTAGCCGGCGGGCCTCGATCTTCAATTCATCCCGCATCGACACGGGGACGCGCAATGCAATCTGCGCGATGCCCTCTGTGCCGTGTGATGGAATGATAGTCTGCATGAGCTTTCTCCCTATGCAATCGACTAGATTACAATCGTATTGATTGCATTGACTGTCAATGGGTAAAAATCAATTTGATTGCAAAAAGGAGAATCGCCATGACCGACGACACCAAGCCACAAGGCACTGTCCAGATCGCGCTACGCATCTCTCCTGACCTGCGGGAGCGCGTGAAGGCCGCGGCAGAGGCGAACAATCGTTCCGTTAATAGCGAACTGACCGCCGCCCTGGAGGAGAGATATCCCGCTCCTAGGGTCAGAACAGATATCGAAAAACTCCACGCAGTGCGCAAACTCGCCGATATGGCATGGAAGGATAAAAACCTGTCAGAGGCAACAAGGTTCGCCCATCTTCGCGCAGCGAAGAAGGTAATCGATATGATCGCCGTCGACATGGCAGAGGCTGATGTCCACGCCGCTTTGAGCGACTGGGAACTTTTGCCTTACATGGAAGCGCTAATGGACGCTCCCAGCAAAGGGCGCGACTAGCCGCTAGCAGAATCACCATTTCTCTGCCTACGGTTGCCGAAAAGAGGGGGTTTTCATGTCGGATCAGGCGAGGGCCGGAAAGTTCCTGGCGCAGCGTATGGGTGAGAAGCAGATTCATGAGTTGATCGGCATTGCTCGTGGGCTGCTGGCGGACGGGCACCTGAATGATGGTGAGATCGATTTCCTTCATCGCTGGCTTGCCGCAAGCGACAGCGCGCGAGCAAACCCCCTGGTGTCGCAGCTCGTAGCTCGCCTGAACTCAGCTCTGGCCGATGGCGTCATAGACGAAACCGAGCGAGCCGACCTGTTCTCGACCATGCAAGCGCTGACGGCCAACGATTTCGAGCTTGGGGAAGTTCTGAAGTCCTCCACTCTCCCCCTGTGTGATCCTGCCCCCGACCTGACGTTCTCGAACGCCCGCCTGTGCTTCACCGGCACTTTCACCTATGGCAAGCGGAGCGAATGTGAAGCTATCTCTGCAGCCATGGGCGCGATATGCGGATCACTGACGCAGAAAACCCGCTATCTGGTCATTGGCGAATATGCCACAGACAGTTGGAAGCATTCGTCGTTCGGCAACAAAATCATGCAGGCCGTCGAATGGCGTGACAGCGGCATTCCGATCAGCATCGTTTCTGAGCAGCATTGGCGACAGTTCATATAAAAGTCGCAGCGGGCGTGGCCATAAACGGCCATTTAACCCTCCCCCTTCAGCAGCGCGGCGATCTGGTCGAACATCAGGAAAAACAGGTCTGCGTCCCAGTCCATCACGTCGTTGATGGGCTGGTGCAGATACCGGCCGCAGGCGGCGACCATCAGGGCGAAGCCGGTTCCTTCGCCTGACGCTCGGCTACCGCCGCCGCCACCGCCGCCGCCTTTCCCATCAGCGGCAGGGTCGCCTCGACCATGCGCTCGAAGTCGTCGGCGTCCATGTCCTCGATCACGGGCAGCGGCCGGCCACACATGCTGGCGTACATGGCCATGGTCTTGGCCATGTCGCCCTTGACCGCGTCCATGGCGACCAGGTCGCGGGCCTTCCGGCGGCGGAAGGACAAGACCTCGATCTTCTCGCCCTTGAACTCGACCGGATAGTCCAGCCGGAAATCCACCGTATCAGCCATCATGCCAGCCCCAGTGCACGCCGGCGGCCCGGCATCTGTTCAGTGCCCATCACGCGCACCGAGAAGTCGTCAAAGGCGTAGACTTCCTGCTCGGCGCCGTTCGTCTCCACAAACAGGGTGCCGCTGTGCACGGTGATTTCGTATTCGGTCTCGGCCCGGCTGCCCGGCTCCCAGCTGCCTGGGTCCATCTTCAGCACGTCGCCGAAGAACTCGAACCGGGCGGCATGCTCGGTGCCGTCCTCGGATTGCAGATAGCCGCGGGCGATGAACTTGTCGTTCTGCCCCACGCCCAGCAGCGCGATCATGGCGGGGTCGAACGCCGTTTCCTTGAAGCTCGCGCGGGTCGCCTCGTAGCCCATGAACACCTCACGGGGCTTGAGCATGCCCGCGTTGCGCATTTCCTCGGTCGTCTTTTCGAGGACAGGGATCGTGATTTCGTTCGCTTGGCCGATCCGGTTACGGTCATTCGCGACGATGGTGGCATCCTTCAGGATGTAGGCTGGCAGCATGGCCATGATTGACCCTCCTTACAGGTCGGCGTCGGTTTCGAACCGACCGGTCACGGAATTGAAGAGCGCGGTATAGGCCACGTTGATCTGCCGATGCGCCTGGATGCGCAGGTCGTAGATCGGCGCCGGCACCTCGAAGGCCATCGCGAACTTCACGATGCCCTGCACGCCGGTCTCGGGCAGGTTGTCCGTGGACAGGCCAAACTGCGATCCGGGCAGCAGGACGCCCTCGACCTCAAGCTGCTTCAGCAGGCCGCGGCCCGTCATCGACATCAGGTCGAGGTTGTCCTTGGTCATCGGCCGACCGAGGTAGGCGATGAACGCATCCTCCAGCGACTCATGGACCATGTCGGTCACGCGCACGACGTTGACGAATTCCCAGATCGTGCCGACCGCCGCGGTCATCGGGCCCCAGGTGCGGAAACCGTCGCCGCGGTTGATGATCGTGTTGACCCCGGCCTCGTTCAGTTCGCTGGCCTCGGTCCCGTATTCGACCGGCAACGATACCCCGGTGACACCTTCCAGCAGCACGTTGGTGTGCGCCCAGGCCGGGCTGCGATTGGTGTCCAGCATCGACTGGACGGCGGCAAAGGCCGTGCTGGACGGATGGGCCACGGTCACGCCATTGTCGGACTTCAGGATAGGGCCATCCGAGATGCAGACGCGCTTCTGGGCGCCGATCAGCGGCACCACCAGCTTGGCAGCCGCAATGGTGGTGCCCGGGCCATCGACATAGAGCTGCGCGCGCAGGTCGTTTGCGACCACAATGGCCTCCGCGATCACAGCGTTCGCCGGCGTGACCGACGCCGCCTTGAAGCCGGGCAGGACCAGCAGCTTCGGGCGCGGCAGGCCCAGCGTCGCCGCAGATTTGAAGGCGTGCACCCCGGTCTTGGTCACGGCACTGCCGACGGCATTGGTGGTGCGCGCCGGCTCGCCCGATCCGGCGTCGACCAGGACAAGGATGATCGTGCTGGCGCCGTTGTCCAGCGCCGTGTCGATCTCGCTTTGCACCGATGTGGGCAGCGAGGCCGCGTCGGCCGCCTTGCGGATCGCGACCGGGGTGTTGAAGGCCATGCCGGTGGGCAGGCTGGCGGTTGGAATGGACATGAGCATGCCCAGAACGCTGGTGGATTTGGGACGCGCGACGACCAACTCGTCCGCGCTCTGCGTCACGCGGACGCCGTGGTAACGCTCGACCGGCATATGAGCCTCCTTGTTATGAGCGGATTGGCCGCCGTCAGGCGGTGTTAGTCGCTCTAAGCGACCGATTTACTTGAAGATGATGCCAGCCGCCGTTACAGCATTCGGCGGTACGCTGGTGCCGCCGGTCGCGCCGACCGCGTTGATGGTGGCGCCCTGCGCGACCGAGATGTCCATCGACCCATCCGAGGCCGTCACCTGCCGGCATAGCGCGTTCAGCGCGTTGATCGTCGCCCCGCTCTGGGCGCGGATGCCGCCCGTCACGCAGGTTTGGCAGTTTGCTTCTGCCGCGTGAACCGTTGCCCCGTTATTTGCTTGGATCCCGATATCGCAGCCGGACAGCACGGCGGCCTGGAACGCCCCGCGCGTGCCCCCTTGCATGGCAGCACCGACGCCAAGCGCATTGCGGAAATCCGCGCCGTTGGCGGCAACCACGGCGCTCGTTTGCGCCAGCACGCCATGCCCCCCCGCGGATTTGATGCCCTTGCCCGTTGAAACGGTGACGCCGCCGCCATCGTAGACGTAAATCCCATGCCGCCCTGCCGCGGTCCCAGCCGACGTCATCGTGAATAGGGCATCGATGATGGGAAGGTATCCACCACCTCCCGCAGCGAACGCGGGATAGTTGCCGGTGTTGATCTGTGTCGTCAGATACGACCTGTCGATCTGCACTTCCGTATCGACGGACGTGATCCGTATCCAGCCCAGGTTGACGCCGCGGACGACGACCTGTTCGCGCATGATAAAGCCAGAGCGCAGCCGCACCTCGGCCGTAAAGCCGCCGTTGACATAGGCCGGCCGGCGCTCGGACAGCGCGGCCAAAGCGGCGTTGATCGTCGCATAATCCCCGCCCGCGCCTACCGTGACCACTGCAGCGGCCTTGAGGGCGAGAAGGTCCAGACGGTCACGCAGATAGCGGGTGCGGTTGGCGAGCTGGCGCGCCGGCGTGTTGCTGACCCCATCAGGGCCGCCCCGCACCGGATCGGTGACCGCAAGCTCATAGATGCCGGCCTCCCAGGTCGAGGCCTCGATCAGGTCTGCCATCAGGTCGCTCCGTAGGTATAGGTGCCGTCGTAGATGATCGTCGCGTCATGCGCGTAGGCCACCTCGGTGAAATCCAGCAGCTTGAGGTGGCAGCGTGCCGGCGCCACATCCATCAGCAGGCGGCGCAGCAGCGCGCCCTGGCGTCGCGGGATGGGCTGGCTCAGGATGACACGATACTCTGCCCAGTGGTCACCCTCGGCGTAGCTATGTGAGCCGTCATAGGCAAAAGACCCGTCGTGGGTCTGCCAGCCGAAGCGCTCGATGACCTGCGCATCTCCAAACCCGGCAGCCGTCAGCGCTCGGCGGATGGACCAGATCGTGCCCTTGTGCCGGTGCACGTCGATGGATGCCGCAATCACTTCGCGCTTGCGATCATCGGGCCAGTCGTCGTCCCATTCGTCGACCGACCGAGACCATGCCAACCAAGGCAGCAGCGGCGCCGGGCAGCGCCAGGGATCTCGCAGTCCTGTGTAGATGGGCAACAGGATCGCCGCCACCGCGGCGGCCTCCAGCGCTCGCTCGGCAGCGGAAGCATTGTAGGGCAACAGGCTCGGCATGGCTCAGCCCACGGCAACGGCGATATCGACGGAGCCAGCCCAAGGGGCTTGCGTCGGGGCGGCAACTACATCGTTCAGCGGTTGCAGCAGTTCGACACGCTCAACGCCGGGGCGATGCAGGGCGGCGAACAACGCGCTGCGGTAAATCGTTGCGCCGACCCGACGCTGGCCCTCGATGTATTCGGCCAAGGCTTGCTCCGCCTCAGCCACCGCAGCCTCATAGCCGGGACCGGACGGGAAATGCAGGACCGCGTTGACATCGTAGCCCGCGATCTCGGCGGGCAAGACTACGACCTGATCGCACAGCGGACGGACATCTTCGGCGTTCAGCGCTGCAGTCACCTCGACGATCAGGTCAGGCGGCGGCACGCCTGTGCGCGCCAGAACGACGACCTGCACCTGCCCTGGCACGGGCGACGTGATGCCGACATGCAGCACGCGGGCATCGGCGGACAGGGCGTGAAACTCATAGGCACCACGCGGGCCGGCCGTGGAAAACGCCTCTAGTGCAAGCTGAGCGCGGTCGCGCAGCTCGGCATCGGTTTCCACGACGGCCTCGACCGGCGGCACGGCATCAGGATCGGCGGGCACGATGATCAGGCGCTGCACGCCATACTCGGCGACCAGATTGTCCAGGTCGGAGCCGGTGGCGGTAGCCAGATAAGCGGCACGGGCCAGATCATTATAGCGCGCTTCGTGGACCAGGGCTCGGTATGCGATAGCTTGCAGCACCGCATGGATAGGATCGCCCTCAACCTCCAATGCGGGCGCCAGAGACGGGGCCAGCGCGACCAGGTCAGCCTTCATCGCGGCCAGCACGGCCTCATAGTTCAGCGGCCCCACAATTGCGGGGAACGTCAATTGGTCAAGATCGACAGCGGTGTAACGGGTCAAAGCACAACCTTTCCGCTGACCTGGTCGCCCCGCCAGACGCCATAGACGGTCAAGGTCAGCCTGCCTTGGGCATTGGCCTCGCCCATCTCAACGCCCGTCAGGCTGAAGCGCGGTTCCCATTGAGCGATGGCAAGCGCGGTGGCAGCGTAGACCGCCAGCACGATCTGCGGCGTCATCGGTCGGCCGAGCAGGTCGGACAGTTCCGAGCCAAATTCGCGGCGCATGACCCGGGACCGCAGTGGCGTCGTCAGGATCATGCCGATGGACTGCAGCACGTGCTCCCACTCGCTGATCGGCATGAACGTCTCGCGGTCCAGCACTGGATCAATCCTTGGCGGCCGCGCCTTTGACCGGCGTGGGCGCAAGGCGATCGGGCACAAAAAGGCGCGCCTGATCTTCGGTCAGGTCGACCGTTTCGCCTTTCTTGCGGTAGACGCCATAGAGGTAGCCTTCCTCGAGGATCGTGTAATTCAGGGTTTTCGTCGCCATTTCCAGCCTCTCAGTTCGGGGGATTGGTGTTGCTGCTGCCGCGATCCACGCCGCCGTGGGTGTGGGTCTTGCCGATGTTCGTCCCGTCATGAGTGACGGACGGGCCGCTGAACGCGATGCCGCCTGCGGTGATGGTCAACGAAGAGCCTCCCACCGACAGAACGATGCGATCCTCTGCAAACAGCAGCGATGCGGCGCCACGCGCCAGGTAAAGCTCACCGTTCCGGTCATGGGGCCGGTCACCTGCAAAGCCCGAAGCCTCGATGGCGGCATCGGTCAGGTCTCCGCTCTCCGATCGGACCATGACCATCTGGCCGACGGTTGGTTCGGCCTGCATCTTCAGGTCGCCGGTCGACAGGCTGCGGGCCGGGATCCAGCCGGTCAGGAAGCCATCCCCCAGATCGACCCGATACAAGCCTTGGGCCGGATCGGCCTCGACCACCCGGCCTTCCATCCCCTGCCCGCGCGACCGGCGCTCCAGCTCGGCGATGCGCCTCGTCAGGTCCGCCAGGATGCGCGGAAGGTCAGCCAAGATCAGTCCCCAGGATCGTGCCGTTCGGCACAAAGCCGGCGGCTCTCGCCTCGCCCGCTGTCATTCCACGGCCGGCGACGACGGTCTGCCAGTCAGGGATGGCCGTCCCCAGCATAGCCAGCACCATCGGCTCAATCGGGTCCCCGCCCACGGCGGCCCGAAAGCGCGCCCAGATGGACCCGGCGGCAAGGGCCTGGCCCAGCACCGGATCCGGCTTCGCTTCGACTGTGATCCGCGTCTGGCGGGCGGCGATCCGCATGCCTTCGTCTGCCGAAGCCCGCCGCCGCCGCTCGATCTTCAGGACCTTGTCGATCAGACCGCGCCACAGCTCTGCCCAGCCATCGGCCCCGGACAGCACGGCCATGACCTGGCGGTCCATCAGATCCAGCGCGGCCTCGAAATTCGCATCCGTGGCTGGAATATTGACGCCAGCGATGACCGCCTCGCCCGTCTCCGGGTCGATTTCGGTCATTGGCGAGGCGACACCGTATTCGATTACGAAATCCAGATGCCCGTTCTGGCGTAGACTGCGCATATCCGCCTCGGTTGCGCTCGACTCGTCGGTGTAGACCAGCACGAATGGCCGGTCTCGGTCGGTCTGGATCAGCCCGTCCACGGACAGGTCGAGCGCGCCGAAATCGCTGTCAGCGACGTTGGCGCCCACGATGGTCTGCCCGGTTAAGGCGCGCACGGCGCAATGGCGCAGGGCAAGACGGCAAAGGCTCATCTAGGCCTCCCCAAGATCTGCGACGATCCGGCCGTGCATGCGCTCGGTCACGGACAGAACCTCGAACCAGGGCGCGTCTGGCCGATCCGTCGCACGAACCTTGTCACCCTTGCGGATGTCGATCGGGATGACGAAACCGGACACGACCATCAGGCGATCCAGATGCAGTTCCGCCTTGCCAAAGGCGATGCGCTGCGACCACGTCGCCCCCGGCTCGCCGCTGGCGTTCAGATCCTTGTTGCGGCCGACGCGCAGGACGCCCCGAATGTCGCGCTGCACGCGGGATGTATCCGCCCTGCCCGCCGATAGCGGATAGTGCCGTAGCGTCTCGGCCATCACGGCATCGACGGCACGAATTGCCTGCGCCTGGATCTTCTGAAACGTCGCCATGCGGCACCTCGTATCAACCCCGGCCAGTCTCCCGGCCGAGCTATATCAGTTCTTGCCCTTGGCTTTCGGTTCGGGCGGTGCCTCGGGGCGAACGGTTGCGCCGGCCTCGTCGGCAGCCGCCGCCACGATGCCGGGCAGTTCGCCCGCCCAGCCGCTAGGGATCACGATCACTCGACCGTCCTCATCGGTGTAACGATGGGATGTGATGAAACGACGGAATGCCATGGCCGTCACCTCACATCGTCAGGCGGGTGATGATCTGCGGCCGCGTGCAGATCGGCAGGATGTTCGACTCCGTGTGGATTTCCTTGCCCTTGCCGTGCGGCAGGTCATTGGTCGACACGAAGATCTTGTTTTCAGGCCGGGGCGCGCGGTTCGCCAGGTCGATGCTGTCCGGCGGCGCGATGTAGCGGCGGAAATAGTCCGTCCCCATCGGCACGGCCAGGGCCTCGTTGGCGGGCACGGCGGCCAGCATTTCAAAAGTGCCGTCCGGGCGGCGATGGGCAAATTCCTCGTCGACACGCTCGATGGTGACGCCGGCGAACCGGAATTCGTCAACTACATCATCACGGTTCGGGTTCGGCTGACCGGGCGCCATGTAGTACTTCAGGGCCTCGGTAACCGAGCCATGACTGACGAACGCGTCGAACCAGGTCGAACCGGCAAAAATGCGGATGCCGCTGGTCGAGGATCCTCGCAGTTCCTTGCCAGTGCGCGCCTTGACGCTGCGCAGCAGGGCCGGGACGTTCGTGCCGGCCGTGCCGAGCGAGAACGCCTGCGACGGCTGCGCGATGCCGAACTCGGTATAGAGGTTCGCCAGCACGACGCCCTCGGCATCGACGATCAGGCCTTTCAGCGCGCCCCAGTCCAGGTGATGCCAGGTCCGCTCGTGCTTCATCCGCATGGCCGCCTGCTTTTGGGTCACCACCTCGCCCAGCATTGTGAAGGCATAGGTCTCGCCCCACTGCAGGATGTTCTGCAGATCGGCAGGGCTGATCGCGTCGTCCAGCGGGAAGTGCGGGATGTCGAGGTTCAGGACGCCCCGATCCTTGCGCATGTTCACGTTCGACTCGCCGCCGCGCTCGCGCGAGGGGATGATGGCGATCTCGTCCTCGGTGATCCCCAGGCGCACGAACGTCGTGGGGATCGTCACATCCCGGAAGATCCCCAACTGGGCCGGGCGGCCGGTATCATAGGCCGCGACGTTGATCGCCTCGGTCAACCGGTCATCGGTAAACTCGGGGGCGTTCAGATAGTCCATAACGGTCGCCATGGATCACACTCCGTTCCGGGCAACGATGCCCTGGGTTTTCAGGGCAGCCACCCCGGCCGCGATGTTGGCGGCGGTGGCACCTGCCGGCCAGACCAGCGCCTGCAGCGCGACCTGCGCACGGCGCGAGAGCACCACGACCCGCGAGGTGGTGGCGCGGATCGGCACCGGCTCCAGCAGCACGGCGACGGCATTGCCGGGGGCCGCCGTGGTGACGGGCGAATAGACACCTGCGCTGTCACGGGCGAGGACCGTCCCGACCTCAAGTGCGGCAGCGGTGGCGGCCAGCGTCACGTCATCTACCGAGTAGCGTCCTTTGGCTTGCTCTTTGACGACATCGCTGGCCGTCTTGTATCCAATCCTGGTGATAGCCATCTCGGGCCTCCTTTACAGGCCGGCGCGCTTGCGCGCGGCAGCGACGATATCGACACGCATCTGGGGCTGGCCTCTGGGGGCCCCGCCGCCCAAGCCCGCCGTCGCCAACTTCGCAGCGTCGGGCTGAGGCTTTTCGGTCGCGGACGCGGCGGCCAGGGTTGCCTTGACCGCGTCGACGGACATTTCGGTGCTGGCATAGAGGTGTTCGGCAAGCGCCTCGCGGCCTTTCGCCTCATCCAGGGCCATGATTGCCGCGCGGCGCTCACGGTCGGCCTTGACGGCGTCGGCCTGGGCCTTTGCCACGTCAGGCTGATCGGCGGGCTTTGCGTCCGCCGGGGTCTTGTCGGTCATTTCTGTCTCCTTCTGACCGGGGGCGGCGGACCTTGCCGCCTGTGGATTGGCCTTGAGCCAATTCTTCGCCTGCGCGCGCAATTTCCGGGGCGCATGGGCGTATTGCTGGTAGTCGAACATGGCCACGGCAGCGGCCGGCCTCTCGATCTTGGCGTCGGCAAAGCCCTCGGCAATCGCCTCGTCAGCGGTCAACCAGCGCTCGGCCTTCATTATTTCACGGCATTCATCGGCCGTTTTGCCGGACTTGGCGGCGTAGACGCGGGCATAGGCCGTAGCGAGTGCCTCCAATGCCTCGATCTGCTTGGCGTGGTCGGCGCTCGTCCCCATGGTAAACCCCGAGGGGTCGTGGATCATGCAGATCGCGCCCTCGGCCATGCTGACCGTCTCGCCCGCCATGGCGATCAGCGACGCGGCCGATGCGGCGATGCCTTCGACCACAATATCCGTGCGACCGGCACGGCCCGCCAGCAGCGCATGGATTGCCGCACCCTCGGTCGCGATCCCGCCCCCGGAATTGACATGCACGGTCAGCGACGCGTCATCCTCAACCCCGGCCAGCGCCAAAACCACGTCCGAATAGGTGAAGCCGTCCCAATAGTCGTCGCCGACCGAACCCGAAAGCGTCAGCTTCGAGCCATCCAGAATGCAAGCCATCGCTTTTCCTCTTGTCAGTAGGGCCGGACGCGCACGCCCATGGCGAACCGCCGGCGCGGCGCCGGTGCCAGCCCCTGCTCGCCGCGGCAAAGGGCATCGGCGGCTGCAATCTCGCGATCCAGCGCGCCCAGGTCGGCCCGGGTATAGCGCACCCGGTCCTCGCCAAAGGCCACCTCACTGACGGCCTTGCCGGTGATCAGCTCCTCGCGAACCTGTTGCAGGCGCGCCAGGCGCTCGCAGGCGGTTTCAATTGGCATTGGCGGGATCCCTGGTTCCTTCGGTCGCGGCCCCCATCGGCCCCGCGCCGCCTCCGGTGCTGCGACCGAATGGCGATCTGACCCCGATCTCTTCGAAGCGGTCCTGTTCGCGACCGATCTGGTCCAGACCTTCTTCCCAGTCCAGGCCGCGCTCGGCCCAGACCTCTTGCAGGGTCATGGTCCCGCTTTCGAGTCGCACCTTCTCGGCCAGCGCGTCCTTGTAGGGATCGGCACTGGGCCGCGCCGGGCCACGCCATTCCGCGTCCACGACAAGATCCCGATTGGCGGCAAAGGCTCGATACCCGCCCTTGAACGGGATGCGGCCCTCGGCAATGGCCTCGTCCAGCCACGCCTCGTAAATCCCTTGCGCCACAGGAGCCACGATCCGCTCCCGGCGGCGCACGACCGTCGGCCAGACCGAGGCAACCGCCATGCGGCTCGAGCTATAGCTGGCCGAGGAATGGTCCATCGTCAGGCTTTCAACCGTCACCCCGAGGCACCGCGCCACCTCCCGCAGCAAGTTGCGCTGGAAAGCCTCGTAATGCGCGCCCCCGGCCTGCGCAGTGTGCAGTTCCAGTTTCTCGCCCGGCCCGAGGTGGTTGACCTGGCTGGCATCGCCGCCGATCGACAACCGCTTCGACTTCAGGCTTTCGATGCGCTGCTGCCACACTGCCAGCAGATCGGCAGCCAAATCCTGCGCGCCCTCGAACCCCTCGTCGCCTTCCATCTCGGCCACCGCTTGCAGCGCCTGAAATGCTGTATCCGACGGTTCCGGGCTGGTGATCGTGGCGGCGAACGCCGTTTGCAGCAGCGCGGTGGTCAGCGTGGCGTCTGCCAACTGGTCGGATTGCGCGATGACCTTGAAGGCCGGCGTCATCGGCGAGATGCCGCGCGGGCTGTTCGGCGTCGTACCGCGGTCCATGGTGTGGATGATCCGCTGGATCGCGCCGGCCATCACCGGCAAATCCAGATCCAGTTCCAACCCACCCTCGACTACGCGGAAGCGGTAATGCGTCGGGCGGCCATTCTCGTCGTGATAGATGCCCTGGTCCCAGCCCTCGACCAGCGAAGTATAGCGCGACAGTCGGTGCGGGCTGACCAGCCGCGCCTTGACCCCCGACCTGATACCATAGCGCTGGCGCACGGCCGGCGTCATGTAGTCCAGCACCGCCAGCGCCTCGCCGCCGGCTAGATAGTAACGCGCGGCGCCGTCCAGCATCTCCTGCACGGTGGCGCGCCCCTCGATATCGCATTCGCGGGGCGTCCACGACCACCGGCGCCAGTCGTTTTCGACCAGGCGGCACCACGCAGCGCGCTCGGCATCGCTGTAGCCCAGCCGAGACAGGTCGGGCCGGGCGTTCAGCTTCAGCTCGGTACCGATCATGTCCGAGATGATCTGGTCCGCAGCACCCGAAATCCAGCCGCTGTTCTGCATGAAGTCAAAGGCCAGGGCGAACGCCCGGTCAGCGGCGGCCAGCACATCATGCTTGATGTCGCGCGTGACCGCCCGGCGCATGTGGATGATGCCCACGCGGTCATGGCCCATGTATTCCATGCGCGCCGGGGGCGCGGTCTTTCGATTGCGCTGCGTCGCCGGGGCTTTGGCCTTCGTCGTCACGAGTATGCCCCCCATTGTTTTCTGCGCCTTGGCCGTGAAAGCGGCGCCGGCGGTTCGGTTTCGGTCACGGGCGCTTCGGCGACCGCGCCATCAGCCTCGGTCACCGGCACGCCGGAATAGCTGCTGCGCATCAGTCGGGTCGGCAGGGACAGCATCGCCGCCTCAGCCAAGATAAAGCAGTCCAGCGCTTCGTTCCGCTTCTGGCCGGGCTTAGGCTTCCATTTCCGCTGGAGCCGCCCTTCCCTGGTCAGTTCGGTGACCACCATCTCCGAGGTCAGCTGGTCGAAGTAGTCGCTCGACAGCCCGGTGGTCGGGAAATGGACGGCCTTCGGCGTTGGTTCATCGCCAGGCACGATCCGCAGGCGTGCCTGCAACCCGTCCTTGGCTGTATCGACCCCGACCGCCCAGAGCCTGTCACCGGCATTCTTGGTTTTCAGGAGGGACTTCCCCCAGATCGGCCGCGATCCGCGGTGGTCGTTGCCGATCCCCTTGGTCGCATAGATGCGCCGGCTCTCGCGCGCCCGGGCGAAGGACAGGACCATTGCCCCGTGATGGCCCCCGCTGTCGACGCATGCAGCCCTGACGCGCAGCCGCCGACCATCCTCGGTGCGGCAGATCGCATCCTTCAGGGCGGCGTCCAGCTCTGCCCAGACCTCCAGATGGCCCGGATCGCCATTCAGCACCTCGTGCCGGATCAGCCAAGCCTCCTCGCCGTCGCCCCAGCCAATGAGCGAATATTCGAGCCGGTCGTCCTGGGTGTCGACCCCGGCCGTGACCAGGCGCACTCCCTCAGGCAAGGAATGCTCGTCATAGGGTTCGGCGCGCTGCGCCAGATCGTCCGCAGACGAGGCCTCGCCCCGTTCTTCCCAAGGCTCGCCCTTGACCGTGTTCACCCAGGTCTTGAGCTTGGGCGCCCAGTCCTTCGAGTGCAGAAAATCCCGGACAATTTCCTCAAGCGTCAGCCACGGCGAAAGAAACCCGGGCAGGTCGAAGCTGGCCGTGCCCGTGAATGGCGCCGTTGCTTCCCACCGCCCCCGGCCGATGGCCTGCCAACGCTTGGCATCGTTCCACAGGCACCCGCAGTCACGGCACAGATAGGCAGCAGTTTCTGGCCGATGCCCGTCAGCCGTCTTGTCCCAGACGATGTTTTCCCAGACCAGCGGCTGTTCCAGGCCGCAATCGGGGCACGGAACCAGGAAGCGGCGCTTATCGCCCGCCTGATACTCCCGCTCGATGACCGAGGTCGCCTTGTCGACAGGGGTCGAGCAGACATAGGTCTTGGCATTCCAGAACGTCGCTTGCCGGCGCATGGCCAGCGTCAGCGGATCACCTTCTGTCCCGGCGCTGGCCGGATAGCGGTCCACCTCGTCCGCCAGAACCAGCCGGATCGGCCGCGAGGCAAGGCTGGACGGTGCATTCGCGCCGACGATGGTGATATAGCCCCCCGGAAACCCCTTCTCTAGGATCGTATTGTCGCTGTTGCGCGACTTGGCATCCGCGATCTTGCCCCGCAGGACCGGCGTATCGCGCAGCATCGGGGCCAGGCGCTTCTTCGACCAGGTTTCGCCCATCTGAACGGTGGGCTGGATCACCATCATCGTCGATGGATCGCGGTCCATGAAATAGCCGATGATGTTGTTCATCAGCTCGGTCGCGCCCACCTGCGCAGCCTTGCGCACCACGACCTTGCGCACCAAGGGGTCGGTCATCGCCTCCATGATGCCGCGCTGGAATTCGGCACGGCTGGTTCGCCATTTGCCCGGTTCGGCCGAGGCCTCTGAACTCAGGACGCGGTTTGCGTCAGCCCATTCAGCAATCGTCTGCCGCGGAGGCGGCCTCATCAGGGTCGAGATCTTCTCCCGGATCGCCCGCTGGATCATCGCCACCTGGGCTTCGGGCGAACTCAAGCACTCCATCGCTGATTTCCTCGAGCGCCTCGTAGATCGCCTCGTCCACGATCAGCTTCATCTCGGCCGCGTTCTCCGCGATCGACAGACGCGGGGCGACAGAGGCGCCCACACCGATCAGCCGGGCGCGGCAGGCAGCGAGCGCGCTGCCGAACTCGGCCGCAATCAGGTCGACCTCGGCCACGGCTCCGCGCTTCTCGGCGACCTCGATCTCGGCCAGCGTCGCTTCCGCAACGATCTTGCGGCGCTTCCCTTCCTCAATGTCCTCGGTCAGGTTCTGGTCGGCCAGCACCTGCGACAGGGCACGGTCCTGGCGCCAGCGGATCACCTCGGCCGGCAGATACGCCCGCGCCCCGCTGTCGGTGCGACGGGTTGGGCATCCCTGGCTGACCCAATTTCGGATCGCCTCGGTCGAAACCCCAATTATTTCAGACATTTCTCGCTGGTTGACCAGCTTGCCGGACAGCTTGGTAGCCAAACCCAAACCCCGCGCTCAAAATTCACAAACTAGCCATATTTCGGGCTGGCCCGCCACCGACCCTGCCTAGCGCTGGGGAACGGTCCCTGTTCGGGGGGGGTCAGCGCCGACCTGTTGCGGATTTGTCACGCCCCACCAACCCTGTGGATAACTCGCGACCGCCCGGCCCGCCTCGGCCCCTCGCCCTCAGCTCACCACCCCGCGCGTGATCTGCGCAATCTCGTGCGCGATCCGATCCGGCAGTTGATCCGCCATCCGGTTGAAGGCAGCCTCGCTCTCTCCCTTGACCATCTCGGCCGGCACGCTTGGCCCGAACTGCTTTTCGATCGGCAGCGAGCTGCTGGTGACGCGCTGGAATACATGGCCCTGCGCGACTTCCTTGCCGCTGTTCCACCGCCCCGCATGGATGAACATGCCGGTGAACCTGGTCGACTTGCCCCATGGCCGCGCGCGCACCCCGAACGAGAACTGCACGGCCGAGAACTCGCGCAGGGGCACCTCTGCCCCCGTGCTGTAGATCTGGAAGTCCTGGCGTGTCAGGTTCGCACGCACCTTACGCACACCGCCATAGGTCAGGACCTGCCTGCGCTTGAGCCCCATCTGCTTGGTCAGCGCGCGGACGACCTGTGTATAGGCCTTGTCGCCCACCTTGTTCAGCGCGCGCCGGTACACCTTCTGGTGCATCGTCTCGTTGCTGCCCAGCTGCTCGATGCCGTTCGAGAAGCGAAGATGCCCCTCGCCATGGGCGCGCAAGGAATAGGACAGGACTGGCATCGCGCACCCGGATCAGCGGCCCAAGTTGAGCACTATTATACACACTTCGGTTGACAGAACTGCGCGCCGTGTGTATATATGTATTCAGAAAGGAGGGGCGATGGAGCTAGAGACCAATTCCCGAAAGCTCCTGAAACGGCTCAAAGACGAAGGGTTCGAGGAAGTCAGCAAGACAGGCTCACACCTCAAGCTTCGGAAAGGCGACAGGACCGTCATCCTGCCACATCCGAAGAAAGACCTTCCGCTAGGGACCGTCAGAGGCATCTACAGACAGGCCGGGCTTCTTTAGCCCGGTCTACCAGCGCCCCTCCCGCGCCACTCGTTTACTTTCACGCAAGAGCATAGGACGTGCATCATGCGATACTTCACCGCGATCATCCACAAGGACGAAGGCAGCGCCTATGGTCTGACCTTCCCCGACCTTCCCGGCGCCTTCGCTGCCGCCGACGACTGGAACGGCATTCCTGCCGCTGCCGCCGAAGCCCTCGATCTGTGGTTCGAGGACATGCCGGACGTTGAACCCGCCTCGCTGGAGGAAATCCGCAAGCGCGAGGACGTTGCCGCCGAATTGGCCGACGGGGCTGTGCTTATGCCGGTCCCCTACATCCCGGCCGATACCGCTGTGCAGCGCGTCAACATCACCATGGAGCGCGGCTTGCTGCGCGCGATTGACGAGACTGCCAAGGAGCGCGGCATGAACCGGTCGTCGTTTCTGGCTTCAGCTGCGCGCCGCGAATTGATCGGGGCATAAGAAAAGCCCGCCTGATCTCTCCGGCGGGCATGCTTCATCTCGTGATTGTAATTTGCCGTTCCGCCAGCATGTCGTCAAGGCCTATCTTGCGCCCCTGAGATAGTCGGACACATTTTGCAGCGCCAGAACCATAGCGGTCGCGTTTTCGCACGGCGTGTCGTCCAGAACGCAGCGCAAGGTGATCCCCGCTGTGGCGCGGCCATATCGGCCGACCAGCAGCTCGGCCTGCCGCCAGGCGCGCTGGGCATCGTCGCGGCGCTCGTCATCGGTCCGCATGTCGGGTGCAGGCGATGCCGCGTCGGCTTGCACGGCACCCACAGGCAGTAGGATGCGCAGGCATTGCGCCGAACGCGGGGGCAAGCCGCAGGCGCGTGCATAGTTCGACCAAGCCATGCGGATATGCTGAATCGCTGCCCAAAGATCGGCGCGCTCGCGCTCGCGCTCTTCGATCAGTGCCATCGCCCTGCCCGCGGCACAGCCGTGCCACGGCGCCCTCATATCGCGCATGTGCTTCTCCCGCGCTTCTGCATTCCCGATATCGAGGCCGGCCCGGCGGCAACGCGCTTCGATCGCGCTGATGCTTTCGTCTACCGGCGCCATCGCGGCCAGATCCTTCATCCGAGCCCGACCACGGCGCTTGGCGCGCGGGACCGAAGCCAGATCAGGAACGTCGCCGGCTCGGGCCTCGCGCTTTGCGCGCAGCTTCGCAGCTTTACTCGCCATCCTCGTCCCCCTCGTGCTGCCAATGTTCGATTTCTCCCGCTCCGATGGCGCGAACCGTGTTCCGCAGATCTGCGTTGGCGATGTGCCTGTCCTGCCTGCGTTGCTCACGGCGCGTCTGCCGCTCACGCTGGTTGCGGTGCTGACGCGATAGGTCGTGCTTCATGTCGTCCCCCCACACCACTCGTAGATCGGCAAATTGCCTTTGGCGGCCAGCAGCTCCTTTCGGACCAGCCCCGCCTCCATGAGCCGCACCAGGTTCAAAGCCGCACGTGTCGGATCGATGTCTGCCCGGCAGGCGTAGTCCTCGATGGTCAGCGGAGACAGGCGGCCTCCGCTGCGGAAGAAGGGCGCGGCCAGACGCGCGCGCTCCGTCGGCGGGATGCCCTGCAGATCGTCGCGCGCCTTGTCCTCGTTGCGCGTCATCATGCACCTGACGCTGCTGGACGAGCAGCCCACGACCTTCGCTATCAGGACGCTGGATGCGCCCGCATCGGTCGCACGGCGCAGCGCTATCCTGCGCGCACCGACGATGGGCAGGGTTTTCCTGCTGCTGCAGATATCATCGGCCGAAACGCCGCGTTCTGCGGCCACCTGCGCGACGATGGCGCGGACCACGTCCGCGTTGACACGCCCTGTCATGGCCTGATCCTCGGCTTTTGGTCGCGCCGCGTGGCAATGCCCCAGTCGGCCAAGGCGGCTTCGACCTCTTCGATCGACCGAACCACAGCCACCCGACAGCCCAGCGCGCGCAGAGCAATGTGCAGGTCTTTCTGGTCCTTGTCCGGGGAGTTTCCCGGAGCCTTGACCTCGAAGAACGCGACCACTGGGCCGGGCAAGATGCAGGTCAGGTCGGGCCAGCCCTTGATGGTGCCCATCGCCTCATTGTGCGCAATCTGGCGCATGATCTGCGGCCCGGACAGGCCGATGCTATTAGCCGAGTGGTGCACCTTGGCCGCGGGGAAGCGTCGCCGCAGGTGGTGCAGGATCGACCGATGGATGGGTCCCTCGATATCGCGAGGCTTGGCCTTGCGCCTGGGCTGGCCCGGCGCAGATCCGTCGGCAGGACGGCGAATGCGGGCAGCCTCATTCATGGCCGATCACCTCCAGCGCCCAGCGCAGAGCCTTGGCCTGGTCCTCGGCATCCACGCTCTTGCGGCGCTGGGCGGCTATCAGGGCGTTCTGCATGTCGTCGCGGCCCCAGATCAGCTCGCGTCGAGTGCGGCCGACACCTGGGGCACCGATCTTGATCATCTCGATCATGTCGGACTTGACGAAAACCACCCTGATGCGGCCGAAGGTCTGTGCACGCGGGGCGCTGGGTGCGGCACCGGCGGTCGCGGCCATCATTGCACCGCGAAGTCTGCGGCGGCTGCTGCGGCCGACCGGAAGGTGCCAGCGGACTGCCGGCGCTCGTCCTGCAAGTCGAAATCGACGGTATCACGATCCCGGCGCGACACCCTGGCCATAACCGCGACATGGTGGTCCCATTCGGCACGGGATGGTTCCTGATCCTTCAGCCGTTCCATCGCGGCTGGCGACAGCACGAAGCCGTGGAAGCGCGCCTCGCGTTCATTGCGCAGGACGCCCCGGCGGATCAGGGCGTCGGTTCGATCAGCGCGGCCCATGCCTGGCATCTGGGATTTGAACTTCTGGAACCAGTCGGCCAGCATCTCGATCGCGTTGGCCTCGCCTCGCTGGTTGATCGCGCTGTCGCCTGCGTGGGTCGCCGCTTGCGCGCCTCGGCACGCCCTGACGACCTCGCCAGGGGCCGGCCAGCTGCGCGTCGTCATGCTGGCTTCAAGGGCGCGAATGGCTTTGTCCCACCAGTCCTGCCAGTCCTGATCCGGCGCATGATCGAGGAAGATCGCGAACAGGGCATTCGCCTCGTCAGCCATCACCTGGGGCTTGTCTGCGATCTGCCGTGGCGGGCTGAACCGCTGCAGCCAGCGATTGAAGCGCTGCGACAGATCGGCGGTCTTTGCGGTGCTCATACGAAGTCCTCGGGGTTGATGGTGATGCCATGGCCGGTCGGCCTAGCCAGTTTCGTGCCGGCTATTGGCTCGAGGGGTGGCGCCGCTTTTGCTGCAGCGAACGCCTGCATGTGTCGGGTCAGTGTGACGGGTCCGTTGGCGGGGCTGCCGTAAGCGCGCATGTTCGCGACGGCGACCTGGATCACCTCGGCTTCGGTCAGGCCAAGGTCGGTGATCCAGCGGGACGCGATCACCGAGGCATCGGCAGCAACCCAGTATTTCGGCCAGCCGGTGCCGCCAGGATCGTTGAAGCCGAGAGCGTCGGCGATCAATGAAACCAGCGATGGCTCAGAGGCAGGCGTGTCGACTACGGCAGTCGCGCGTGCGCCCTCCTCCTCCGCCTCCTCTTTCTTACTCTTGGTATTCTTACCTGTTGTTCTTCTTATAGGGGCGGATTTACCGGCGGTCGGTTCAACCGGCGGTCGGTTTTTCAGGGGGTCGGTGGCACCGATAGACGGGTTTTCAGGGGGTCGGTGAACGGCCCCACTCCTGTCCTGTTCCCCCGCATCTTGTGGTTCTTCATCCCGGACCACACCATGCGCTGCGGCCGCCGGATCATCCACGATCATCCATTCAGTGCCGGCAAGGTGCCCGCCTTCGCCTCGCAGGACTTGGCGAATGACGTAGCCAGCCGCCTCCAGCTCCTTCAGCATGCCGCGCATCTTGTCGCGGCCGCAGCCGGCCACCTGCTGAAGGTGATCGACCACGAACGTCCAGTCGTCAGCATAGGTCATCAGCAGGGCGAGCAGGCCCCGCGCCTCGATGCTGATGCGTTTGTCCCGCATGGCGGCATTCGGGATGGCCGCATAGGCCCTACCCTGCCGTCGGCTGCGCTGCCTCATGCCCGGCCCTCCGTCTGCGCGTCAGCCCGCATCAGCGCCGCCAGGATCCGATCACCGGCATTCGCCGGGCGGGCCGTCCTGATGACCTTGTAAAGCCAGCCGTACGGCACCCCGAGATAGTCGGACGCTGCCTTGATGCTGGGAAAGCGGCGGCCGTGAATGGAGATCGGCGTGGTCCGATGGGCGTCCCGGTTATGGGCGGGGGATTTCTGCCCCAGCCCCACGAAGTCGCAATGGCCATGCCGCCGCAAGTGCCCGCTGATCGTGCTGGGCATGACGCCCAGCGCCTGGGCGGCGGCAGCGATCGAGGGATAGAGGGTGCCGCGCACCATCACCGGGACCGCGTTGGGGTCGTTCGGCCGGCGCGCGACCTCACCGGCTTTCATTCGCGCTCGATACCGGCGCTGACGCTCCATTTCGACGGTGCGGCAGACATCGCAGCGGCAGCCATGGGTGACGTATCCTCGGATCGTGCCGTGGCGAATGGCACGCGGTGTCTTGGTCTTGGCCGGCGCGGGCGCGGGCGCGGCGGAGAATTCGCCGAATGAGGTCAGCGCGTTCATCGGAAGCCGCCAATCAGAAGCATCACGTTGAATTTGGCGAAAAAGACAGGCGCATTTGCGGAAAGGTCAGGTTGCCCGCAGCAGCGGTGAGACGCACATTCCGACCATGCGAAACGATCAGATTGCCAGCCGGGGGCTTGCCCGGATGAAGCGCACGCCATCATGCCGCCGCCCCGGCCGGGTTTTCGGCCATGAACTGTCGGATGCGATCCATTGTGCGGGCGGTCGGATAGGCCGTGCGCGCCTTCCAGCGCTCCCAGCGTCCCCACTCCGCGTTGAGGAAGTCGCGCAAGAAGCGCTGCGGCGTCGTGCCGATCGCTTCGGTGTAGGCCTCAAGGTCTGCGATGAACTGGTCCATACCTGCCATTTGGGCAAGTTTCCCCATTCAGTCAACGGGAAACTTCCCGAATGCGAAAGGTTGCCGCATGGGTAAATATGCCCATATGGTTGAACGGGATGTTGATGCCTTCGTGTCGGGCCTAAAGACCGCAATGCAAATAAAGGGTTGGAAGCCGGCGCCACTCTCGGAGGCCGCAGGTATGGGTATATCTGCCGTCAGAGATCTATTCAGGAAGAACTCGTCCCCGAAAGTCTCTACCGCGCAGGCGCTGGCTCGGGCGCTGGGCATGACCGTTGATGAAATCATTGCTCTTGGCGATGGCGCGCCATCTCCCGCGCATCGGATAGCCGTTGCCGGGCGCGTTGGCGCCGGCGCCTCTGTTCCCCTTGAGGACCCCTACCCAAAAGGGGAAGGCATGTTCCATGTGGCCGCACCGTCGCAGCTGCTTCAGCGTGGAGGCATCAAGGGTATTGTCGCGGTGCAGGTCGAGGGCGACAGCATGGCGCCGATGTATCAGCCAGGCGACGTGCTTTTCTACAGCCGCGCGACCCATGAAGGCATCCCCGAGGAAGACATCGGTCGTCCCTGCATCGTCGAGGATGCTGACGGCAACGCCTGGGTCAAGCAGGTCAAGCGCGGCGACGAGCCCGGGCTTTTCCACCTGATCTCGCTGAACCCCACCTCGGAAACCCGCCACAACCAGCAGATCAAATGGGCCGCGCGTGTGCGCCTGGCCCTGCCGGCCGATCTGGTTGAGCGCATTTGACCTTAAGGTTGCTGCGCCTTGCACTTGCGCAGCGTTCGTGGACGAGGTTGAGGGAGAAGCCATGATTGACCTTGAAGGCGAGGAGGTTACGCAGGTCGCCATCGCCGTAGGCGCGATACTGGGACTGTTGAAGCTCCAGACTGAGAACAAGGGCGCCATCCCCATGGCAGAACTGCCGCAGTACATCATCGGACTAGCCGACGAACGCGAGAAGCATGGGGACTTCGGGGCGGCCCGAATGTTGCACGACTGGGCGGATGTGCTGAAAGATGACACATGACAGACGCCGAACGCATCGCCGCCCTCGAAGCAGAGCTTGGCAAGACGCAGGACGCTGGCGCCGCGATGGTGGCGCTGACGATCCAAGCCATGGGCGCCACCCCTGAGCAGATGGCGCGCCTAGCTGACGAGTATCAGGACATTGCTGATGGACGCATGCGCGGCAGGATCACCGGCATCATCGCGCGGAAGGTGGCGGAGAGGTTGAGAGAAGAGGCTAAGGATTGAGCTTTTCCGATTACATCGTCTTTGTCGATGAAAGCGGCGACCATAGCCTGACATCCATCGACCCTGAGTTTCCGGCGTTCTCGTTGGCGTTCTGCATCGTAGAGAAAAAGGAATACTGTGAGCACATCATCCCTGCCGTGCAGGGCCTGAAGTTCAAGTATTGGGGCCACGATTCTGTGGTCCTACACGAGCATGAAATACGCAAGACGAAGGGCGATTTCGCGTTTCTTCGGACCGACCCGGTGCTGCGGGCCAACTTCATGTCAGACCTGTCTCAGGTTATGGCTGACGCGTCCTTCAAGATCATCGCTTCCGTGATCGACAAGAATAAGTTGGTCGCGAAGTATCCTAGGCCTTGGAGCCCGTACAGGCTAGCGTTGCAATTTTGCTTGGAACGGCTGCTGGTCTTTTGCAGAGAAGCCCAGCAGGCAAACCGAACGACCCACGTTGTCTTCGAGTGCCGCGGGCCGGCAGAGGATAGGGATCTGGAGCTCGAGTTTCGCAGAGTAGTGGCTGGAGAGCGGAACTGGGGTTGGATCAACCGAAACTTCGGGGATGTGGATTTTCAGCCTATCTTTTCGAAGAAGTCGGAAAATTCCGTAGGCCTTCAGCTGGCTGACCTGACTGCGCGGCCAATCGCAATCAACGTCCTGCGGCCACAGCAGGAAAACAGAGCTTTCGACATCATCCACCCGAAGATCAGAACGAGGAAGACTTTCCCATAAACGAGGGGGCCCCAGACGCGCCGGAACCCCCTAGTCGACCGGGAAAAGCCCAATCCTTGATCTGAATGTAGCCATCACCGCTACATTTTGCAACGGCTCAGAGCCGTGTAGGGCCGAAGTGGACCCAATGGGAATGAGGACCAAGCCCGCTCCGGCGGGGCCTCTTCCCGACTAATGGAACGTGTCGTGCACCTGCACGTTGAATCAGGTGCGCCGCTCCAGACCCCAATCTCTCTCGGCGCACATCGCCCCTGCGCTTTGAGTTGTCGTCTCCGGCGCAGGGGCGGACCATCTTAACACCCCATAGACGCGTCCCTGCGGCTGTGTCATATCCGCGATCTGCCTTACGGCAGGGCCCCGCCCGTGCGCACACCAGGCGGGGCCACAATGAGGATTGGAACTTCACATCCTTGAGAGTATTACCCCACCGTGGGGTAAGCGCACGATCCCACAGAAAGTCCCTGGGCCTGCATGCTCGGGGGCTTTCTTGTGAGCGGAAACCCCACAGCCCGTCATTCGTTTTGGTCTGCCGCAGTATCCCTTGGCATGCGGCAGCCCCGCTCTGCCCGAGCAGCGGAGCGGGGCTTTAACCCTCGGCCTAGAGAAGCCACGACTTGCCATCACCTGCCCGCCAGTCCTTCCGGACTCGGCGGGCTTTCTCATGCCACCAAGGCAGCGCCCAAGGATATTGAGCCGAGGTGAACCTGCGGAATGCCACTAGCCCAGCAACCGCCGCGGCCCGACCGCCAGGCCCTATCGGTGCGCTTACAAGAAAGTGGGGAAACTTGCCCGTTTATACTTTACATGGGCAAGTTTCCCCATTAACCCTTGTATCAAGCGATGCGGCGAAGCCGCGCCATCGCGATCCTTGAGACGAGGACGCCACCATGAACCATCCCATCCGCTCGCCCTGGTATGCCGACCACCCCCGGCATGAAGAGATTGCCGATGATCACATGCTCGGCCCCCTGCCCGTCCGGGACGCCTGCCGGAATGACGGGCGCGACGGGACGCGGATGCTGGGCGTAGTCCTGCTGGCCATTCTTTTCGTCGCAGCTGGCCTGGGCCTGTGGCTGGTCGTCCGCAGCGTCGATCAGTCTGCCCTTCTGGACTTCATGGCCCCGACCGCCGCCCAGGCGCGCGATCTCGGCTGGCTCGCTTTGACGGAGGGAAGCTGATGCACGCTCTGGCATTCATCGTGACGAACCTGCGCACGGGCGAAACGCGCGTGCTGACCCGTCGGCAACTCGACACCTTCTTTGACGACCGAAACGCGCGCGATTGGCGGATCGTCTGATCCCCCGCGCCACGGAATGGGTGCGCATGAAGCCTGCGCCCTGACTGGTTGGCCGCTGCCGCCTCCCTCCCTGTGCAGCGGCCAGCACCCTTTCTCTCACCACCGCGTCCGGCGGCACCGGATCTTGCAGAAAAGGACGTTCACATGAACACCGCAGCCCCTGCCATCCTCGCCGCGGCAAAGGACGACGCCGCCGGGATGCGCCCCGTCCTGGTCACCACCAAGCACCGTGGCGTGTTCGCCGCTCTGGTGCCTGCTGACCAGGACCTTGCCGCTCCCACCATGGCGCTGAAAGAGGCCCGCATGGCGATCTACTGGGGCACCACCAAGGGCCTGATGGAGCTTTGCCAGTCGGGACCGACCAGCAAAAGCCGCATCAGTGCGCCGGCCGATATCCCGGTGCTGCACGACATCACCGCCGTGTTCGACATCACTCCGGAGGCCTGGACCAAATGGACGGCAGCGTGATCGATGACGATCCGTTGCTCACCATCGACGATGTTATCAGGGAGGGCGCCTGCGTCTCCGGCGCTTATGCCACCCTGATCCGCATCGCCAAGCGGGTGCCTATCCCGGCTGCGATGAGAGCGAGCGAGATCAGGAAGCTGCTCAAGGAAGACGAGCAGAGATACCTCGACCAGGCCACTCACAGCGACGGCTACGGCGACGGCTACGGCGACGGCTACGGCGACGGCTACGGCGACGGCTACGGCTACGGCTACGGCTACGGCTACGGCGACGGCGACGGCTACGGCTACGGCTGCGGCTACGGCGACGGCGACGGCGACGGCGACGGCTACGGCTACGGCTACGGCGACGGCGACGGCTACGGCTACGGCGACGGCGACGGCTACGGCTACGGCGACGGCGACGGCTACGGCTACGGCTGCGGCTACGGCGGTTTCCGGGAATAGCGACGCTTTGCAGTTTGGCGTGATCGCCGCCCGGGCTGGCGACCCGAACTGCGATTGGACAAGACGGCGAGTGTCCGGGTGAGTGGCCCCCTAACCCCGTCAAGGCGCGGCTGGACTGGAAATCTGGCGCGGCGCCTGCCCCTGGCCCGGGCAATCAGATGCCTCGGCCATCCACACGACACGCGCAGAAGCCGTGTCGAACCTCGTATTCCGGAGCATCCACCATGACGGATCAGACCAGGCAATTTTGCGGCCTGCTGCGCGGCACCTGGATCAGCCGCCCAAACGGCAAGCTCACCCTGATCGAGGACCTGCGCCTTGGCGACGCGATCACCACGCTGGATCATGGCCCGATGCCGATCATCCGGATCGACGCAGAGGAGCACAGCGCCACACTGACCGAGGCCACGCCGGACCTCTGGCCCTGGATCTACACGCCCGATCAGATGGACGACGACGGCCTCTACCTGCGCGGCGACCAGCTGATCCTGTGGGCGCCCGGCGGTTGCACCGACACACTGATTTCGGCGCGGGACCTGGCGCGTTGCCACCAGCACCAGTGCCGCCGACTTGACGGCTGGCCGGCCAGCGTCACCTGGTATCGCCTGCACCTTGAGGGTCATCAGATCATTGTCGCCGATGGCTATCCGGTCGGATCGGCCCGCGTTGACCCTGAAATCGCGCTCTGCCGCAACCTGATCAACGAGGTGTCGGAATGGGCGTGATGCAATCCGACATCACGGCAGAGGCCGGCGTGATCCGCTGCCTTGTTGCTGACCTGCGCAACGCCGTCGCGGCGGCTGCCACCGTCATCGAGCGCCGGAACACGATCCCGGTGCTGGGCTGCCTGCACATCGTGCCGGGCAAGGGCGAGCTGATGATCAGCGGCACCAACCTGGACGCATGGCTGACCGTCCGCTGCCCGGCGCGTGCCGCCCAGGCAGAGCCCTTCTGCATGCCGGCGCCGGTCCTGAAAGCACTTCTATCGGGCGCGGCGCTCGAGGACGAGGTGACGATCCGGCGCGAAAAGGACGTGCTGACCTTCGAGATCGGCCCCGTCACGGCCCGGCTGCGGGACCTGATCCCTGCCGCCGATTGGCCGACGCCGCCGCAGGTTGAGGGTGTGCCTGTCCAGGTCGGCGAGGCCGCGCTGGTCAAGCTGATCGACAGCGTGCGATTTGCCATCTCAACCGAGGAAACGCGCTATTACCTGAACGGCATCTTCCTGACTGGGATCAACGGCCGGCTGGCCGGGGTCGCGACGGACGGACACACGCTGGCGCGGTACTGCTCGGCCGAGCCGTGGGACTTCCCCGGAGTGATCTTCCCGCGTACGACGGTGGCGGCGTTGCGCTGGCGCCTGGTGCCCGGCTGCAATCGCACTGTCTCCATCGCGGTCGAGGCGCCCGCCAACCGCATGAGCATCGCCGGCGATGGCTGGTCCATGGTCTGCAAGGCCATCGACGGCACCTTCCCGGATTACGGCCGGGTCATCCCGGCCCGGGTGGATGATCCGGGCTATGCCATCCTGTCGCGCGAGACGCTGCTACGCCTGCCCGATCCTGCCAGCGATGGCAGCCGGGCCATCAAGCTGGATCTCGAGAATGCCAAGGCATTGGTCCGGGACGTCCTGTTCAGCCTCGATGTGGCCATGCCGATTGAGGCGCACGGCCGGTTCTCCATCGGCTTCAACGGAAAGTACCTGCGCCAGATCGCGCGGGCGTTCGGGACGCTTCGCATCGAGGCGACCAGCCCGGGCGACGCCGCGCACATCCTGACCGACGACCCGGACCTGACCGTGGTCCTGATGCCGATGAGGGTTTGAGCGATGGCGAACCAATCCTGCTTCCTGGCCGGTGTGCGCGACCACCGCATGACCATCGAACTGGATCAGGGCGTTCATCGCTCGATCCTGTTCAAGCGACCAACCAGCTGGGCCTATCACTTCCGCCTAGTCACATGGCCCGGGCACATCGCGATCAGCGGCGACATGGGCGACTACACCTTTGCGCGGCTGATCGACATGTTCGAGTTCTTCCGTCACGCCGGCCCTGCTTATGACCGGGACGACCGGATCAACGTCGGCTACTGGGACGAAAAGCTGACTGCGGTTTGCAAGAGCAGCGGTCGGCATGAACTGGACGAGGATCGCTACGTCGAAGTGGTGCGGTCCCTGCTTGGCCGCCATATTTCGGGCATGGCCTTGGGTGACGCCAAGACCGTGGTGCGCGAAGCGACGTGGGACGGCCTTTTCGACGCGCCAGCCAGCCTTCGCGAAGCGGAAGATCGGCTTTACAGCTGGCGCTGCCCAGTCAATGGCGGCGCCCCTTTCTCCGACCTCTGGGACTATCGGCTCACCAAGGCGGCATACCACCTGGTCTGGTGCATGCGCGCCATCCAGTGGGGCATCAAGCGCTACGACCTGCACCAGCAGGGGCGCACCCAGGCCGACCATGACCGGCGCGTGCAGGAGGGGGCAATCTGATGGGCCAGCATCCTTCCTATGACGATTTCCTGCGCGCCAAGGCCGCCATCGCGCCGCGCTTCGGCGGGATGCAGGTGGATGAGGCAAGCCTGAACCCGGCGCTGAAGCCGCACACACGGCGGATGGTGACCTGGAGCCTGCATGGCGGCAGGCGCGCCTGGTTCGCGAACTTCGGCCTGCACAAGACCGCGACGCAGCTCGAGACGATGCGCGTGCTGACCGAGACAACAGGGCGGCCCACGCTGATCTGCGCGCCCTTGGGCGTCCGGCGCGAATTCATGCGCGAGGCGCAGGAGCGGTTCCGGGGCAGCTTTGCCGTGGACCTGAAATTCATCCGGGACACGGACAAGATCGACGGCCCGGGCATCTACCTGACCAATTACGAGAGCGTGCGCGAGGGCAAGGTGTCGCCCGATCCCTTCGTCGGCGTCAGCCTGGACGAGGCCGCGATCTTGCGCGGCTTCGGCGGCACCAAGACCTTCCGCGAGTTCATGGCGCTGTTCGCCGGCGACGACCGGCGGGACCAGTCGAACCGGATGAAGACCGAGGGCGTGCCCTATCGCTTCGTCGCCACGGCCACGCCCAGCCCGAACGACTACATCGAGCTGCTGTCCTATGCCGGCTTCCTCGACGTGATGGATATCGGCCAGGCCAAGACCCGGTTCTTCAAGCGCAACAGCGAAAAGGCCGACCAGCTGACCCTGATGCAGCACAAGGAGCGCGAGTTCTGGCTGTGGGTTGCGTCCTGGGCCCTGTTCGTCACCCGGCCGAGCGATCTGGACCCGGCGTTCAGCGACGACGGCTATGACCTGCCGCCGCTTGACGTTCGCTGGCACGAGTTGCCCACCGACCACGCCGCCGGCGCTGCGGTCGAGAAGAGCGGCCAGAAGCGCATGTTCAAGGACGCCACGGCCGATTTGGCCAGCGCGGCGCGCGAGAAGCGCGACAGCCTGCCGGCCCGGGTCGAAAAGCTGATGGAGATCCGGGCCGAGGACCCGGCCGCGCACCGGATCATCTGGCACGACCTCGAGGCCGAGCGCGCGGCGCTGGAAAAGGCGATCCCGACCATCGCGACAGTCTATGGTGCACAGGATCTGGACGCACGCGAGGCCCTGATCGGCGATTTCGCCGACGGGCTGGTCCAGGAGCTGGGCGCCAAGCCGGTGATGCTGGGCAGCGGCACGAACCTGCAGCGGCACTGCGCCTGGTCGGTGTTCCTCGGCATCGGCTTCAAGTTCAACGACTTCATCCAGGCGGTCCACCGGCTGCGGCGCTTCGGCCAGACTGCCGGCAGCGTGCGGCTGGACCTGATCTACACCGAGGCCGAGCGCGAGGTGCGCCGCTCGCTCGAACGCAAATGGCGCCAGCACAACGAGATGGTTCAGAAGATGATCGACATCGTCAAGGAATACGGCCTCAGTGAGATCGCGATGCAGCAGGCGCTGGTGCGCGCCCTGGGCGTCGAACGGGTCGAGGCCTCGGGTCCGGACTATCGCTGCGTCCACAACGACTGCGTGGCCGAGACACGCGCCATGGCCGATGCCTCGGTGCAGCTGATCGTCACATCGATCCCGTTCAGCACCCAGTACGAATACAGCCCGAACTATGCCGATTTCGGCCACACTGACGACGACGGGCATTTCTGGCAGCAGATGGGCTACCTGGTGCCCGAGCTTCTGCGGGTGCTGGAGCCGGGCCGCATCGCGGCAATCCACGTCAAGGACCGGATCATCCCGGGCGGCATCAACGGGTTCGGGTTTCAGACCCTCTCGACCCTGCACATGGATTGCGTGCGCGAGTTCCAGCGCCACGGCTTTGCCTATCTCGGCATGAAGACCATCACCACGGACGTGGTGCGCGAGAACAACCAGACCTATCGCCTGGGCTGGACCGAGCAATGCAAGGACGGCTCGCGCATGGGCTGCGGCGTGCCGGAATATCTGCTGATCTTCCGCCGCCCGCCGACCGATCGCAGCAACGGCTATGCCGACCGGCCGGTGGCCAAGGCCAAGATGGAATGGGACCCCGAGGCCAAGGATTGGCGCAACGAGGGCGGATACAGCCGCGCCCGCTGGCAGGTCGATGCCCACGCCTACATGCGGTCGAACGGCGACCGGACCCTGCTGCCGGGCGATCTGGAAGGGCTGGACGCGGATCAGGTCTACAAGGTCTGGCAGGCGCACAATCTTTCGGCCGTCTACGATTTCGAGCATCACGTTCGGATTGCCGAAGGCCTCGAGATGAAGGGCCGGTTGCCGCCCACCTTCATGCTGCTGCCGCCGCACAGCCGGCATCCCGATGTCTGGACCGATGTCGCGCGGATGATGACCATCAACGCCGAGCAGGCGCGCAAGGGGCAGGAAATGCACCTCTGCCCGCTGCAATACGACATCGTGGACCGCGCCATCGTGCAATACACCGAGCCGGGCGAATGGGTTTACGACCCCTTCGGCGGCCTGATGACGGTGCCGTTTCGCGCGGTCAAGCTGCGGCGCAAAGGCATCGGGGTCGAACTGAACAAGGGCTACTGGCTCGACGGATGCAAATACGTCGAAGCCGCGGCGCGCGAGGTTGGCACGCCCAGCCTGTTCGACTTCCTCGATGCCGACCAATCCCATCCTGAGAAACTGCGGAGGACCGCGTGATGAGCGCTGCCCACATCAAATGTCTGAACTGCGGGGGCATGTCGCCCTGCGGCTGCACCGAACCCATGCCCGCGGCGGAGGTTTACGCCCAACGCCGCGCCGAGGCGACTGGGGCTGACGCCCAGGCCAATGTGCCGTGGCAGTGGTGGGCGGGTCCCGACGATGAGTATTTCAAGATCGGCCCCTGCGCGACGCGTGAGGCAGCGATCCAAGAGGCTGTCAATGACGGCCTGTGCGAGCGCCGATCTGAAGACAATCCCGAGGTCTGGGAGAACTGCATCCACCTGGTCGAGGCACAGCAGGCCCCTTTGCGTCTGGCCGATTGGATCGGCGCCGATACCGCCCTCGAGCGGGCGGATGAATGCCTCTCGGATAGCGACCGGGTCAGCTGCGAATACGATGACGGGCCTTGGTTCGAATGTACCCCTGCGCAGGAAGCCGATTTGGCGGCCCGCCTCCGGCGCGCCTGCGACGAATGGCAGGCGGCACATGGCCTGATCTTCACTAGCACCACCTTCAGCGCGACGCGAAATGCAGAGTTCGTGGTGGTGCCGTCTCCTGTCAGGAAGGGAGACGACCAATGACCGGGCCCCTCTCGGACGACGCCTCCAGCAGCATCGTGCAGCAGATGCCCGGGGTCAGCGACGAAATGCTGTCCGAGTTGCGGCCCTGCCCCTTCTGCGGCGGTCCCGTGAGCTTTCAAGGCGCCGCAATCAGGTGCAACAGCTTTACTTGCAACGCGAGCATGTCCCCACGCTGGACGAAGGCAGTGGTGGGGTCAGCCAAAGGTGACCCGGACGAGCGCTTGACCCTGGCCAAAGCAGACTGCCAGAGGCGCTGGAACATCCGCGCCGCTGTTTTCTTCACCATCGAAACGGAGCGCCAGGATGGCTGACGCAATCGTGATCATCTACGTCATGATCGCCATGGCAGTCGGTGCGCTTTGGCCCTTCTGGCTCATGCTGTGGGTGCTGTCATGAGCGACCTGTCAGGCTCCGCCTATTCCCGTGACCACCTTGCCGGTGCCATCGCACTCGGGGCAAGGCTGCCCGTCGATTTGGCCGCTCCCTTCGCACTTGCGGCAGATGTTCTCGCCTGCGCCGGGTTGACCGGCCGGGACGGTGTCGGGGTTCTCGGTCTCGTTCATCGGATGGCCTCCCTGCCATGTGAAATGACCTGTCCGGGATCCAACTCGGCCGCGCATGGCTTGTTCCGCCCGGCGCCGCTAAAGCCGGTGTTGGCGCGGCTGGAGGTCCAGGCATGACTTTCCAGCCCCACCTTCCCCTCATCATCGACAGCTTCGCCGGTGGCGGCGGGGCCAGCACCGGGATCGAGATGGCGCTCGGCCGCTCGCCCGACGTGGCGATCAACCACAGTGCCAATGCGCTGGCGCTGCACGCGGCGAACCATCCCGAGACGCTGCACCTGGACAGCAACATCTGGGACGTCGAGCCTCTGACCGTGACCCAGGGCCGGCATGTCGGCCTGCTGTGGGCCAGCCCCGACTGCAAGCACTTCTCGAAAGCCAAGGGCGGCGCGCCGCGCGACCGCAACATCCGCGACCTGGCATGGGTCGTGGTGAAATGGGCCGAGTTCGCCAAGCCCGACGTGATCTGCATGGAGAACGTCGAGGAATTCGTCACCTGGGGTCCCGTCGACAACGACGGCCAGCCGATCAAGGAACTGGCCGGCACCACCTTCGAGCTTTGGGTGAAGCGGCTGAAAAAGGCCGGCTACAAAGTCCAATGGCGCGAGCTGCGCGCCTGCGACTATGGCGCGCCGACGATCCGCAAGCGCTGGTTTCTGGTCGCGCGCCGCGACGGTCGCCCGATTGTCTGGCCGAAACCGACCCATGGCAACCCGGCCTCGGCCGAGGTCCGCAAGGGCAAGCTTCAGCCGTGGCGCACCGCGGCCGAGTGCATCGACTGGTCCCTGCCCTGCCCGTCGATCTTCGACACCGGGGCCGAGATCATGGCGAAGCACGGCCTGCGCGCCGTGCGCCCGCTGGCGGCCAACACGCTGGCCCGCGTGGCGCGCGGCATGAAGCGCTATGTGATCGAGGCGCAAAAGCCGTTCCTGGTGAACCTGAAAGGCACGGCGCGCCAGGACCGGTCAGCCGAAGCGCCTCATCTCACGATCCTAGCCAGCAGCGGGCACAGTGCGCTGGTCGTTCCCAGCGTCGTCGGCTGCGGCGGCCGGGCCGGGCAGAGCCGGCCGCGCGGCGGCGACGAGCCCTTTGCCACGGTCACAGCCAAGGCCGACGCCTGCGTGACGACTGCGATTCTGGCGCCCAGCATCCAGCGCTTCAACGGCGGCGCGACCGGGCAGGATCTGCGCGAGCCCATGGCGACGGTGACCGCGAATAGCTGGATCAAGAAGCCGGGCGGGGCCGCGCCGCTGGGCGTGCTGGCACCCTATCTGGCCAGCATTGCGCACGGCGACAGCGGCGGGCGCCGGGAATACCCTCTGGCCGATCCACTCGGAACCGTCACCGTCGGAGGCATCCAGCATGCGCTGATCGCCCCGGTCCTGACCTATGCCCAGCAGGGCGGCGGCAACCGGGACGCGCGCGACCCGCACCACACCATCCAGACCGGCTATGGCGAGCGGCCAGGCCAGTCGCCCCGCGCGCTGGACGTGGCCGCGCCCCTCGGCACCGTGGTCGCCGGCGGCGCAAAGCACGCGCCCGTGGCGGCCTTCCTGGCGCAGCACAATAACGACAGCCGCCGGATCGGCGGGGTCAACCCGGGCCGCCGGGCCGATGAGCCGTTGGCGACCGTCACCGCCACCGGCAGCCACCAAATGCCGGTCACCGGCTGGCTGGCGAAATACTACGGCACCCACCAGGATCCGGGCCTCGACGAGCCGATGCACACGGTTACGACAAAGGATCGGTTCAGCCACATGCAGGCCGCGCTGGCCGCGCCGCCATTCGCGCCCGAGCATCACGCCCGCGCACGCCAGGTAGCCGAGTTCCTGCGCGCGCACGACGCCTGGGAAGGCGGCGAGTTCGTAACGCTGGAGGTCGACGGCGCGTCCTATGTCGTGATCGACATCGGCATGCGGATGCTGACCCCGCGCGAACTGTTCCGCGCCCAGGGCTTCCCCGACGACTATGTCATCGAGGGCGTCTGGGATGGGCTGGACACAGACCATCCGCAGTTCCGAGCCTTCGCCAAGGACGTGCAGGTCAGCTGCTGCGGCAACAGCGTCTGCCCGCCCCTAGCCGCCGCCATCGTCGGCGCCAACTGCCAGCATATCGCCGCCGGCGCGGAAAGGAGGACCGCGTGAAGCGTCCGCGCGAGAACTGCCATTGGTGCGGACGGCGCCTCGAGGCGCCCAGCGCGCGGTCGAGCCTCGCCAAGACGCAGGACCACGTCATTCCCCAAAGCAGCGGCGGCACCAGCGTGGTGCCCTGCTGCCGGGCTTGCAACCACATCAAGGCTGACCTGCTGCCCGCCGACTGGGATCGATGGCGGGCCCAGCACCCCGAATGGTGGCGCATCTATCCGCGCCACACCGCCAAGACCTATTTCCGACCCGTCCAGCCAGGAGCCGCCTCATGACCGAGAAAACCACCATCAACCTGCGGGTCGGCAGCACGGAAACCGGCCCCGTCGACCTCGACACGATGCGCGAGGCGCTGGACCAAGTGCGCGGCGGGCCGCCCATGAAGGATGACCCGGACTGGAACGGGCACAACAGCCAGGCCTATGGCGTGGCCGCGGGCGAGCTGCGCCAGTTCATCGAGCAGTTCGAGCAGCTCGAGGCCGAGAAGAAGGACGTGGCCGAGCGCCAGAAGGAGCTGATGGCCGAGGCCAAGGCGCGCGGCTATGACACCAAGGTCATGCGCAAGGTGATTGCGCTGCGCAAGCGCGACAAGGACGACATCGCCGAGGAGGAAGCGATCCTCGAGATGTACAAGGCAGCGCTGGGGATGGTGTGATGGGACGACGTGCCATCTTCACTGAGGCCGATCTTCGCCGTGTCATGAAGGTCGCGCGCGAGAACGACCCGCGTGCTATCGTCGAAGTCACCTCATCCGGCACGATACGCATTGTGCCCGAATCAGCACCAACCACCCGCTCCGACGTCGATGACTGGTTCAAACACAATGACTAGGGTCAACCTCAAGGGCATCAACAAGGTCAAGAAGCGCTTGGCCGACGGCACCGTGCGAGAGCACCACTATGTCGGTCGCGGAAAGGGCGCGCTGAAATTTTGGGACAGCGCCAGCGGGGTCCCCCTCGGGTCTGCGGGATACATTGCCGCGTTCTCGGCTGCGCAGCAGACCAGGACACCAGCCGCCGGGAAGTTCAGGTCAGTGATCATCCGGTTCCTCGAAAGCCAGGATTTCGCTGGGCTCGCTCCCCGGACGCAGGCGGATATGAAGATATCCTTCTACCATGCAAAGAGCGGCATCGACACCAAGTTTGGCAGCGCGCCGCTGGCCGTCTTCGACGATCCCAGGATCCGAACCCGGGCTCTTGAGTGGCGAGACGAGATCGGCGGAAAAGTCGGGGACGACCGGATCCGTCATCTTCAGCGCCTGGTGGCATTCGCATGGGACCGCGGGATCATTCGCCAGCACCACCTTCAGAAAATCAAATCGGTCTACAAAAGTCAGCGCGCCGAAATCTTCTGGCTGCCCGAGGAAATCAAGGCATTCGAGCGCGGCGCGCCTGCCCACATCTGGCGGATACTGTGCGCCGCGCTCGAAACGGGGCTGCGGCCGGGCGATCTGGGCCAGTTATCTCGCGAACATGTCCACCGCACGCCGCACGGACGGCGAATCGTCATATGGACGCAGAAACGGAAACGCCTGGCATCCATCCCCCTCACGCAGCGTATGGGCGACCTGATCGACAGCCTGCCGACGGACCAGCTTCGCATCATCGTCAACCAGCGGGGCCAACCCTATCAGCATGAAAACTACCTGGGCGACGCCGTCTCGGATTGGAGGGACCGACTGAAGATCCGCTCGGACCTTCGGCTATACGATGCGCGGGGAACGGCAGCGACACGCCTGCTCGAGGCCGGCGCTGAACTGAAGGAGATAGCCACGCACATGGGCTGGTCTCTCAAGCATGCGGCCGAGGTAATCGAGCGGTACGTCGCCCTTTCCCCGAGCATGAGCGACACTCTGGCAGAGAAGCTGCACAAGGTCGAAACCAGAACGAAGTTGCAAACCAAGGTGCAAACCGGCGGGTCTGGCGAATAG